ATGTTACAAGAACAGATGGTGTTTATTCAGCGGTAGTTAGTGCTGGTGTAGGTGCAGGTGGATCAGGTTATAATGTAGGAAATAGAATTTTAATTTCTGGTTCAAGTTTAGATGGATCGTCGACTACTAATGATTGTATATTAACCGTTACCTCGGCTGGTGGAGGAACAATTGGCGCAGTATCTGCATCAGGTACTCCTTATGCAGGAGATACGGTTTCTGTTTATCCAACATTAACAATCAGTGAAGCATTAACTGGCGCAATTCCAGACGGAACAACATTAAGTGTTGGTGCTATTGCAACCGTTCAGGTTGATTTTGCAAGTAATCACGGATTATTGCCAGGCACTACAATTTTAACAAGTATTTCATCACAGCCAGCACCGGGATTTACTGCTACAGCAAGAACGTTACCAACTTCAATTACATGGTCAAGCACTTCAGCTCTTAATGGCGTGTTCATTGCAACAGGTAGTTCTTCTGCAAACACCGCAAGATCAACAGATGGACAATCATGGAGCGCAGGCGGAGCGTTGCCTTCGAGCGGAAATTGGGTTGCAACAGCCGCAGGAACCATTGGTGCAAATGATGTATTTGTAGCAATTGCCAGTGGAGGCACAGCCGCAGCATTTTCTACTAACGGCGGCACAACATGGACTGCTGCAACAATGCCATCTTCCGGATCTTGGTCATCAGTATCATTCTATGGAGGATATTTTGTAGCAATTGTTTCAGGTGGCACAGCAACCGCATATTCGATAGACGGTGCAACTTGGATAGCAGGTGGTGCATTACCAAGTTCGACAACATGGACTGATGTATCTGCAGGATTAATTGGATCGTCAGCATACTTTGTGGCAATTGCTTCAGGCGGCACAGCCGCAGCATATTCCGCTGATAACGGACTAACATGGACAGCTACAGGAGCATTGCCTGCTTCAGCAACATGGAGCTCAATAACTTACGGATACAATAGATTCTTTGCAGTAGCAAGAGGATCAGCAACCGCAGCTTATTCAACAACTGGAACAACATGGACTTCGGTTACATTACCTTCTGGAGCAAACTGGAATAATTGTACCTACGGTGACAGCAACTTTGTTGTTATTGCAGACGGTGCTACCAGCGCACTTACATCATTTACAGGTGAAACTGGTTCATTTACTGAAAGAACTACAACAGGAACAGCAACTTGGGAAGAAATTGCCTATACCACATATTTAGGTATTGGTAGATTTGCCGTAGTAGGTAACGGTACAAGCGCCATGAGTATTGATTTGTTATCAGCTAATCATCAACTAGCAACTGGTCCTCATGTAGTAACACAAGTTCCAACACCAACTCAAATTAGATTTCCTGCTAGAACAACAGGTACAATCGATACCTCAGCATCTGCACTAACCGGAGTATTATACGCTCGTCCAGATACTTTCTTTACACATAGACCATTTGACGGCGGTGTTCAGCTAGGTACTGGTAATCCAAGTCACGGTGCACAGGCAATTCGTCAAAGTAAAAAATACATTCGTTACCAATCTGGTAAAGGTATTATGTATACCACCGGTGGTTTGTTTGCACCAAGTTATACACTTGCCTCTGCTACAGCAGCTGACACGGTAATTAATAGTTATATTACATTTACCTGTGACGACAACGACCACGGACTACAACCAGGTGCAGAAATTGAAGTTATTGGTATGGTAGATTTTGAATTTAATGGTGACTATACCGTTGAAAGTATTGTTGATGCACGTAGATTCCGTGTTAGATCAAATGCACCATTGTCATCAACCACAGGTACACTAGGACCTGATGCCAAAGTTCTTTTAAAACGCTGGCACGGATCAACCGTTCGTATTGGTGCATTTGATGAGCAAAACGGTTTATTCTATCAATACGATGGTCAAGAAATGGCGTTGGTTCGTCGATCAAGTACAAACCAATTAACAGGAACCGTTTCAATTACACTAGACAGCAATACCGTAACTGGTACAAATACTAGGTTCCAAGATCAATTAAAAGTTGGAGACAAAATTGTTATTCGTGGGATGAGCCATATTGTAACAAGTATAGCAAGTCAAACATCAATGACTATGGCTCCAGACTGGCGCGGCGCAAACTCTATTACAGGAGCAAGAGTCTGTGTAACTACAGAATTGTATATTCCTCAACGTGACTGGAACATTGATCCTATTGACGGAACAGGACCAAGTGGTTACGAAATGTTACCATGGCGTATGCAGATGTTAGGTATGCAATACTCATGGTATGCTGCTGGTTTTGTAGAATGGATGCTTCGTGGAGCTGATGGTAGATTTGTATTCTTACATAAGGTAAGAAACTCTAACGTAAATACCGAAGCGTATATGCGTACTGCTAACTTGCCTGTGCGCTACGAAGTTGAAAATAGATCAGCAGTTAGCAAATTATCAGCAGCTATGAATTCCGGTCAAAACTATATGGATCTTACAGATGCATCAAGATTCCCAACAACTGGAACCGTATATGTTGATAACGAATTAATTTCTTACTCTGGAAAATCTGGAAATAGACTACTAGGATGTACAAGAAATGCTTCTTTCTTAGCCTTTACAGCAGGCCAAAACAGAACTTTCTCGGCAGGAACAGCCGCAGCACATTTAGTAAATGCAGGAGTTCAATTAATTAGTTGTACAACAACCCCAACAATTAGTCACTGGGGTTCAGCTTTACTAACTGACGGTATGTTTGATACAGACCGCGGTTACATTTTTAACTATGCGTCAACTGGTTTGAGTTTTACAACATCAAAACAAACAGCATTTATGATTCGACTAGCGCCTTCAGTTTCTAACGCTATTGTTGGAGATTTAGGTGAACGCGATCTGCTAAACAGAGCGCAGTTACTCTTAAATGAAATTGCGTTAACTGCTGACTCTGGTACGGGTGCTATTGTTGTTGAAGGTATTTTAAACCCAAGAAATTATCCAACAGATCCTACCAAGATTACCTGGACTGGTTTATCCAGTGCTGCATCTGGTGGACAACCAAGCTTCGCACAAATTGCACTTGGTGGTTCTATTAACTGGGGTGGTGTTGCACCGTTTACAACAACAGCTACCGTTCAAGGAGCATTAACTACAACAATTAGTGCTAGAGGATTTACTACCGTATCGAATACAATTACTGCTATTGCTAATCCTGCAGGAATTTCAGGATATGCTAATGCGTTGCAGTTAGGAAACATTACGTTCTATATTCTTAATACTGCATATGATGCATTATTATCTACAACACCATTACGTGTTGGCGATCGACTAGCAGCGGCAACATACATTACCGGTGGCCAATCTATATCCGGTATTACTAGAGGATATTTAGGAACAATTTATACTAGGATTGATATGAGTTCTGGTGCAAACGCAACCAGTCCGGCAAGTTCTAATATATCAATAACCGTTTCTAGCGCAGCATCTATTTCTTATGCTAGTGCATTTAGTAATGCTAGAAACGATTTCTTAATAACCAATGCAGATTATACCGCATCAAAACTTCAAGTTGGTGATATTTTAAGTGCTACAACTTATGTTATTAGTAGTCAAACCGTAGCAAGTGTTACTACTTCATATGTAACTATTGCAGGAACTGCTTATACTCGTATTGTTATGAGTGCCAATGGTAATGCTTTATCTCCCGGTAACACTAACATAACAACAACGGTGCAGGCAGCAGGTACAGCAGCATCTTACTCAAATACTAACTATTTGTTCTTTACATCAGCAACTTGGAATGCATCAAGTGCATCGGTAGGAACTCGTATTGCAACCAGCTATACACAATTCCCAGCTGGTACTTCTGTAGGTTCAGTAACATCAAGACAATTAGGAACAACAATTGTACAGCGTGTTACATTTACACAAACTTCTAGTGCAACTATTAGTGCAGCAGGTACGGTTACATTCCAGTTTGGTGATCCGCAGTATGCGCTACCGGGTGAACAGGTATTCTCGTTCGTTGCTAACCCAGGAAACACTACAGCTATATCATTAACTGAACTTAAAGAATTAACAACTACAGCTATTGGTGGTAGAGGTGCGTTCCCGAACGGGCCAGACGTACTAGCTATTAACGTGTATAAGGTTACAGGAACCGCAACGCCAGGATCAATTATTCTTCGTTGGGGTGAGGCACAGGCTTAATCGAAGATTCCCAACTAGTCAACATACGATCTAACTCACGTCTTACTTGGGTTAGATCGTTTCTAGTTTCAGTAATGTCATTAGGAACCTTGCCTGTTAAAAAGACATGATCATGCTGTTGATCAAGTGCTTGAACTCTAGATTTGATCGTCAATAGCATGTCGATCATTTTTTTCTGTAGATCAGAATCAGTTACCAAAGAAATTCTTTCTTGAAATTTTTGATATTCCTGTTTGAAGCGTTCGCTATTTTGTATTTTCATCATTTTCTAAGACCAATATAGTTTCAATTTTTGTTTTAATAAGCTGATTATTTAGTGTGGTTTTTAAACCATTATGAAGATTTTTAGGCAAGTATTCGATGCTGCTCCAACATATTGTTGGGCTAGCCCTTGTTAAAAATTCTTCTTCAACTAAACAAACATAAGTGCCGTATTCAAACCCCTTATCTTCGCTAAGATATAATTCAATAGGTAATATTCTACCCTGAGAATAATCTCTTAAAAGACCCTGGGCATCTTCTAATAAAGTATTTTGTCTTGGAAAAGTAGGAACGGTCCATTTGTAATCTTCTAAGATTAACAAAATCCGTTCTGTTTTTTTGGCAAGAAATAGTAGTCCGGCACGCTGTTGCATACCTTTACTTATTCTCCGTCGAGGTTAAATCTCCACGTTCCGGCAGCATATTCGCCTTCGAATGATTTGAGCCACTGCTCTAAATCCCATTTATATTGAATACCTGTTTTTAAATTGGTAACATATGTTAGTTCAGTAGCCGCAGCTGGATCAAAAACGGTTACCCATGTAGTACCATCCCATTCAATAATAGAATTTGCTTTAAGATATAGGTCATATCCGTTTACATCTTTCCATCCATCTGGACCGTCGTAAGGATCTCCGCTGCTTCCGTCTGCAGGACTTTGGCCATATTGCATTACTCCGCCTCTATTTTCACTAGGGTTTACATCTTCTAGCATCAAATATCTAATACCAGGAGTTATTAACGATGCAGAACCAAACACTTCGATTGGATTAAATTTATAAGGATCGATAATTGCATCTATTGTTGTCCAACTATTATTTGATCTTGCTGGTCCGGGAATCGATGTATTTGAAGGTTTATCTTCAATTGTTACAACAAGATATGTTGGATCTATCTGATTAATTGTAAATGTTCCTCGAATTTCATTACCGTTAGGCTGTAAGAAGTAGACCATACTTAATCCCGGAGTATAACCACCGTGATGTTCTAACACAAGATTCCAATCTAATCTATCTCCATATTTTACTGGAACATCAAGGCCTGCAGCCTGAACGGCTTCATAAACGTCTAAAATAGATAAATCGTAGTCATTGGATTGACCGTTATTACTTTTTAATAACAAGACACCGTATTGATCATAGGTTCTAAATAACTGAGTACCGGCTTTTCCAAGGTCCATTGTTAAGTCTTCAAGTCCTAGCACATCACCGTCTTCAGTAAAGATATTAGTAACAATGTTTTTAACAACTCCAAGTTTTTTAACTTTAGCAGGAGCTGTAATAAAGATAGGCATATCAAATTCTATACTACAAATATCAATATCGCTTTCTGCTGCTTGCGGAATTGTTCTAGAACTAAACGTTAAATTTTTTAAATTTACAACACTAAGACTAGTCCAATCAACAAAGTTATCAGTGGTTTGAATTTCGAAACTTGGATTAAAGAAAACAAGAATTTGTTCTAACAATTGCAATTTTTGATCAGTGTTTGAAGTCCATATATCTGCTTTCATGCTTAACTTATACGGAGTTGGCATTAAACGTTCTATAGTATAATGACCACCTTGAGTACTTTCATATATAGGATCACCTGCTTCATCAAAGTCTGAATATTTTCTTTCTCTAATATTGATTTTACTTACAAAGGTAGCATCGCTTAGTCTAGTCATGTCAAGCTCTAGACCTGTAATATAACAAGCAATTCTTGGTACGGTAGGCATTTTATTTTCAGAGTTATCTCTAATAATAGAAGCTACTTGACGTGTTAAATCACCGTACATTACTGGCACATGGCGTTCTTCGCCGTCACCGGCCTTATACTTGAATCCAATAAAAAAGCGCATGAACTGAGTCACATAGCGTCTTATCTGCCCATCATAAAAGAAGTCCATTATTCATCCGCCTTTGGTCTTAGAGCTTTACTTAAACTCTGTCTTTCTTTGATCATTTTATTATTGATCTTATTAACCGTTTCATTATTAATAAATCCAGTCTTCTGCGTCTTGCGATCATCCTTGCCTTCAAATGTAGCGCCAATTTCTGTATCGGAAGGACCTAGATTGCTCATAGTCATGCGTATATTATCCTCAAATTTAACCCATCGTGCTCCGTTAAATCTAAACAATCTATTTGGAAAATAATCAGTACGTAAATGAAATTGTCCTTCTGCAGGATTTAAAGGAAACGCAATACCACTTGAGAACGGTGTTCCGTTCGGAGGAATTCCGTCACCGGTGATATAACCGCCATAGTCTTCCCATTCCGGAGTCTTATAAATTGTTGAAGCAGTTGCACCTACATAAATTGGATCTCCGTTCTCGTCAAACAACGGATCTCCAGTCTCATCAGTGGCTTGAGTTTCAAAAGAAACATTTAATTGTGTGTTATCCGATGTAACTAGCTCAGTTTCGCCTGTAGTTAAATTTTTCTGCAAAGTATAAAACTTGCTTGTGTCATATCCGCTCTTTGGTGCATCTGCTTCAGCTTGGTCAAGAACTGCTTGTGTAATCTGCATTTCTTTTTCATAAGTTGACATAATGTCGCGTAATGTTTGGTTTGTACCTTCACCTGCAACGCCGTCAAGAATTTGTTTAAACTCTTGACTATCTACTAGAGGTTTGCATTTAGCACGATATAAATGTGGATACCAAGTTACTGAAAAACCTTCCGCAGCACGACTAACTTCTTCAATAACATAAAAACGTTTTAACGCAAAGTTAAAATCGTTAAGTGCATATTCGTCTTTTAAATGAGGCAATTCTAACACATCGCCTGATATAATTTTTCTACCAAGTTTTTCTACGGTATCATTAATATGAAACGTTATAAAAATTGTATCATTTTGCAAGAACAAACCAAATTGACTTAGATTAAAATCAATGTCTTGCAGGTTATATACGCCTCTTAAAATATAAACATCAGGATCATATTTTCGGTCACGATTTTCTAAAAATAAAAGATCTTGAATATTTGACACAGAATCGGTTCCGTAAGTAGGAGTACTAGGATTATCTCCTTGTACAGAACTACCGGGCCCTAAATACTTGTGAACAAGCACATCTGTACCGCCAACTTGGAACATTTCCCAGACGGTTTTATCAATGAATTTGTAGTCGTTGCCCTTTTCGGGACGATATAGCGAAAGTCTTGGCATAGTCATATATTTACCGCTACGATAAATACAAGCATGAGCTCAACTGATCAAGTAAAACAAGAGGTTTATAACTACTGCAAAGCTATGCTAGGCGACGGCATGGTTGATGTAGAGTTAGACCCAATCCACTACGAAACAGCCCTTAATCGTGCCCTAGCGGTTTTCCGTCAGCGTTCAGATAATGCTGTAGAAGAAAGCTATGCCTTTTTAGTGCTAAAAACCGATGTTAACGAATATATTTTGCCTAAGGAAGTACAACAGGTTAGGCAAATTTTTAGAAGAAGCGTTGGTTCAAGAACTGGAGGCGGTACCGGAGGTACGGTATTTGAACCTTTTAATTTAGCCTATACTAATACATATTTGTTAAGCTCGACAAATATGGGCGGTTTGTTAACCTATGAACTCTTTTCGCAATATCAAGAGCTTGTAGGAAAAATGTTTGGAGCATTTATTAATTTTACTTGGCATCCGCAGAGTAAAAAGTTAATAATTCATCAAAGACCAAGAACTGATGAGTCAGTTATGTTACAAATCTATAACACAAAACCAGATAGCTCTATCATAACCGATACCTATTCTGGGCAATGGATTAAAGATTATGCTTTAGCTAACTGCAAAATGATGCTAGGACAAGCTCGTGAAAAATTTGCTCAAATTGCCGGTCCTGGCGGCGGAAGCTCATTAAACGGAGCAGCACTCAAAACAGAAGGGCAAGCCGAAATTGATAAGTTAACTGAAGATCTAATGAAATTGGTGCCAGGCGGCTCCGGTTATACCTGGATAACTGGTTGACCTTCAAATAAATTTCACGTATAATATCCTTTAACTGGAGGATATTATGATTATAGGTGTATGCGGGTTTATTGGATCGGGCAAAGATACTATTGCCGATTATCTAGTTAATTTCCACGAATTTAGACGAGAGTCTTTTGCTAATACATTAAAAGACGCAGTAAGCTCTGTGTTTGGTTGGGATCGAACTATGTTAGAAGGTCGAACCAAAGAAGCAAGAGAGTGGCGCGAACAAGTTGATCCTTGGTGGGCAGAAAGACTTGCAATGCCTACACTTACTCCAAGGTGGGTACTTCAATATTGGGGCACAGAGGTATGCCGCAAAGGCTTCCATGATGATATTTGGATAGCATCATTAGAAAATAAACTTCGTAATTCTAAGGATAATGTAGTAATTTCAGATTGTCGTTTCCCCAACGAAATTAGCAGTATTAGAAATGCGGGTGGTAAAATTGTATGGGTACGCAGAGGAGAACTTCCCGAATGGTATGATATAGCGTTAGCCGCTAATCAAGGACATAACTGGGCGTTCCAAGAATTAAAAATGCGTAAAATTCATGCTAGTGAAACTGCATGGGTAGGAACAGAATTTGATCATTTTATAGATAATAACGGAACTATCGATGATCTATTTAAGCAGACAGAATTAGTAGTCAGAGACCAAATCTCCTTGACGCCAAGTAATGCCCTCTTTGCTTAAAACTTGAGAACAATTACAACATATTGTTTTTAGATTACTAGGACGGCAGTTATCTAAATTGCCGTCTACGTGAAATACTCTAAATACTTCAGAATGCGGACTTTTAAATCCGCATTTTTCGCATTGCGATTTCATTTTGTATCCAGCACGTTTCCAACGAGGTATATGTGCTTTAGACCCGTGAGCTAGACACGCTTCGCAGAGCGTTCTATAATAAGGTTTTTTACCTTTATAATAATTTAATGCTCTAGGCCGTTCATTACAGGCCTTACAAAGTGGTCTCATAAAAATATTTACACCTTTTCTTCCCCTTTTTCTGATGTTATAAGAAGGTATTTTTACCTTTTACCGCTAAATACTTTGAGTAAAACTATTACCAGGAGAATAGGGAATGGCACTAACATCACCAGGCGTACAAGTAACGGTAATTGACGAGAGTTTTTACACACCTGCAGAACCAGGTACAACTCCGCTTATCGTTGTGGCCACAGGACAGAATAAAACAAATGCAGCAGGCACAGGCACCGCTGCTGGAACATTAAAAGCAAATGCTGGTAAGGCTTATAAGATGACAAGCCAGAAAGATTTGGTAGATACATTTGGTGTTCCGTTCTTTGAAAAGACAGCCAGTGGATCACCAATCCATGGCGGAGAGCGTAACGAATACGGTCTACTAGCAGCATATAGCTATCTAAGCGCATCGAACGCAGCTTTCATTGTAAGAGCAGACATAGATCTTGATCAACTAGAAGCAACAGCAGACGCCCCGGGAGCAAATCCAACAGACGGCGCATGGTGGCTAGACACACAAAATACAACATGGGGTATTCAAGAATGGAACAGCGCAACCGTTCCAAACGGTGGACAAAAGTTTGCCGCAAAAACTCCAATTGTTTTATCCGATGACGATACATCAAAATTAGACGGTTCAGATGTTCCTTTAGCATCAGTTGGTTCTATTGGAGATTATGCCGTAGTTGCAGTATCAACAGGTCCAGCAGCAGTATACTTTAAGACTCCTGGAAACAGCGGTGCTGGTGTAACAGCCGGTAGCTGGGTTTTAGTAGGCAGCAATGACTGGGCAGCAAGTTGGCCAACCGTTAGCGGTGGCGCCGTGACAGCGTTAACAGCAGCAGATACATTCTTAATCAATGGAACATCAGTTGCAGTTCAATCAGGCGGCAGCGTAAGTGCAAGATTATCAGCAACAGCAAGTTATATTAACGGCTTAGGCATTACTGGTGTGAGTGCTAAAGTAGCAAACAGCAGATTATATCTATACTCAGATGGTTCTACAGATACAGCAGGCGATTCAACACTAAGTGGTGCTATTGTAATTGCAACAGGTTCGGGAACCGTTCTAACTGATCTAGGAATTGCAACAGGTACATACCTACAACCAAAACTAGTTCACGCTCCACACACTTCTGTTCCAACATTTAAGAGAACAGATAATCCTTCAACAAAACAAGGATATCCAACAGGTTCTGTATGGATTAAAACTACAGAGCCAGGAAATGGTGCTCGTTGGAGAGTTAAGAAATATAGTTCAGCTACACAAGCATGGACAGCAATTTCTGCTCCAATCTATGGAACAACACATTCCGCAGATTATTATTTAGATCGCTCAAATGGCGGTTTAGCAATTGACAAAGATTCTTTATTTGTTCAATTTAACAGCGACGAAGAATTTAGTTATTCAACACCAAACGGTACTCCGTCAACTGACACTACATTAGAAACTTCTAAATTTAAAATTTGGAGACGTGCTGTTAAAGGTGCAACAACAATTACTTCTAAAGTAATTACTAATGGAACACTAAGTGGTGCTAAGACATTTACAATTAAACAATCTGTTGTAGGTGATGCAGCTCTAAGTACAGCAGCTACCGTTACATTTACAGCAGCAGGCGACAGCACTGATGCAGAAACAATTGCAGCAGCAATTAACGCATTAACATTTTATGACTCAACTGGCTTAGTTGAAATTACAAACAATGTTGAAGCAAGTGTTTCAGCAGACAACCAGTTAGTAATCAAACACAAAGCTGGCGGCGAAATTAGATTTAAAGATACATCAAGCACAGCATTTGCAACATTATTCAGTGCATCTGCTTATGTGTTAGATTTAAGCTCAGCAGCACCTGGCGCAGCTGACGGTTATCTAGCAACTTACTGGCAACCACTAGCAACTGCTGGATTTACAGCAAGTGGCGATGCTCCATTAAATGAAGCAGAAGACGGCCAATTATGGTTTAACAACGTTTATAGCGATGTTGACATCATGGTTCACAATGGTTCTACATGGAAAGGTTACAAAAACGTATTTGCTTCAACAGATCCAGCAGGTCCGTATGTAGGTGCAAGTATGCCAACAACACAACAAGACGGTGTAACATCTCTTGTAACTAACGATTTGTGGATCAGCACAGCTGATATGGAAAACTTCCCAACAATTTATCGCTTTAATGATGACATTCAAGGCGGTATTACCGATAAGTGGGTTTTAGTTGACAAGACTGATCAAGTTTCAGAAGAAGGAATTGTATTTGCTGATGCACGTTGGGCAACTAGCGGCGGCGACACATCTGTAAGTCCAACTCTTGCAGCATCAACAATTGTTGATTTATTAAGCAGTGACTTCTTAGACTTTGACGCTCCAGATCCAGCACTATATCCAAAAGGCATGTTGCTATGGAACCTACGTCGTTCTGGCGGTAACGTAAAACAATATAGAAATAGTTACATCGATGTCACAGCAGACAACGGACGCATGGGCAATGTAAGCATGGAACTATACGTAACAGATCGTTGGACAACAGCATCTGGTAATAACGAAGACGGTTCTGGTACATTTGGTCGCAAGGCACAACGTAAAGTTGTTGTTCAAGCACTTAAGAGTGTAATTGATACAAGTTCAGAAATCCGCGATGAAGAGCGCAGAAACTTTAACTTAATTGCTGCACCTGGATATTCAGAAGTGTACAGCAACCTAGTTAACCTAAACATTGATCGTGGCATGACAGCATTTGTTCTTGCAGATACTCCATTCCGCTTAAAGAGCAACGCAACAGAACTTATTAATTGGGGTACAAACGCAAACGCAGTAACCGACAACGGTGATGCAGGTGTTGTAACTTATGATGAATATTCTGCAATGTGGTATCCAAATGGATTTACAACAGACTTAAGTGGTGTTAATGCAGTTGTTCCTGCAACACACATGATGCTTAAGACAATTGCACTAAGCGATCAAGTTTCTTATCCATGGTTTGCACCAGCAGGTACAAGACGTGGCGGTATTACTAATGCAACATCAGTTGGTTACATTGATTCTGTATCAGGAGAATTCCAAACCGTATTCCTAAACGAAGGTATGAGAGATGTTCTTTATGACCTAAAGATTAATCCAATTCCATTCTTTGTTGGCGTAGGACACGTAGCATTTGGTCAAAAAACAAGAGCAAAGAATGCTTCTGCACTAGATAGAATTAACGTAGCACGTTTAGTTGTATACCTGAGAAGCCAATTAAACAAACTAGCTCGTCCATACATTTTTGAACCTAATGATAAAATCACTAGAGACGAAATTAAAGGCGCAGTAGAAAGTTTATTGCTTGAATTAGTAGGCTTAAGAGCACTATACGACTTTGCGGTGGTTTGTGATGAAAGTAATAACACACCATCAAGAATCGATCGTAACGAACTTTATGTTGATATCGCAATTGAACCAGTGAAAGCAGTTGAGTTCATTTACATTCCATTGCGTGTTAAGAACACAGGAGAGATTTAAAAATGGCACTATCATCACTGAATAGATTTTCTATTCCACCATCAGGTGCAAACAGCAACACAGCGTTGCTAATGCCAAAACTAAAGTATCGCTTTAGAGTAACATTACTTGGTTTCGGTGTTGAATCTAGCGTAGAATTAACTAAGCAGGTTCAAGACGTTACAAGACCTAAAGTATCTTTTGAAGAAATGACACTAGATGTTTACAACTCAAAAGTATACCTAGCAGGTAAGTACTCATTCGAAACCGTTACATTAACACTACGTGATGATGCATCTGGTTTTGTACAAAAACTTGTTGGTCAACAAATTCAGAAACAATTTGACTTTATGGAACAGGCATCTGCACGTTCTGGTATCGACTACAAGTTCCAAACTAACGTTGAAGTACTTGACGGCGGTAACGGTGCTAGCGAAGCAAACGTTCTTGAAAAATTTGAAATGTATGGTTGCTTTGTTCAAAATGCAGACTACGGCGAGTTAGCCTACGGTACTAACGAACATGCTACCGTGGCATTAACAATTCGTTTCGATAACGCAATTCAGTTTGCAGGAGCAAACGGCTCCGGAACAGATCGTGGTATTGGCGCAGTTGTTGGTCGTACAATTGGCGAAGCTGTTACTGGACGTTCAGGCGCACAATAATAACTCATTTGAGTCAAAAGAGCCCGGAAATATTCCGGGTTTTTTTGTGGCATAAATATTTGTATGGCAAATAAATTTACTCGTTTCCTTACAGGTGTCGGTCAAGGTCTAACAAATCCAAAAGGTGTTTGGGGGAATTGGCAACACGCAACTCGTCTGTATATAGACGATACAATGAGGTTGGCTCCGAGAACCAAGTTCTTATTTTATGTTCGATTTGAATTAGATAAGACTGCAATTAAAGCACCTCAATTTACAAATAGACATGCCGACGAAATTGGATTCTTAGTAAAATCTACCGACTTGCCTAAGTACACAATCGAATCTGTTACTAAAAATCAATATAATCGTAAAAAAATAATTTACAAAAACTATACTTACGATCCTGTTAATCTAACATTCTACGATGACAGCGCAGGAATTATCAATGCACTATGGGCATTGTATATGGGATATTATATTGCTGATCGAAATCTTCCTGATCAGGCATTTTCTAAAACAAACTATAGACAGACTGAGACAGGATTAGACAACTTCCAATACGGATTTGACAATAACAGAGGCCCAGATTTTATTAAAAGTATTTCTGTGTATACTATGAGTCGTAGAAGATTTAACGGATACACATATATTAATCCAAAAATAACATCCTGGAGTCACGGTAATGTTGATTACTCGGCAAGCAGTGAGGCATTAGAAAACACAATGAGTTTTCAATATGAATCTGTTAGATATAGTTCAGGACAAGTAGCCATTGGAAGTCCTAAGGGATTCGCTACATTACACTACGATACCACACCAAGTCCATTAAGTGTTGCCGGTGGAGGTGTTGCAACATTAACAGGACCTGGAGGTGTTCTAGACGGTCTTGAATCAGTGTTTGGTGCTGTAGGTGATGGTACTGCATTTGGTAGTATCGGCGGCTTCTTAGGAACTGCCATTGCTGCTGCAAATACCGTTAAAAATATCAAAGGTTTAAGTAAAGACGGACTTAAACAAGAAGCAATTAATATTTTAAGTAGTCCTGCAACAATTCGTGGAGCAATCAATACCGTTGGCGGTATTGTTGGAGCAACATTTCCAAAGAATTCAAACAATACAGATACCACAATAGCAAGCCCTAAAATAATGGCCGGCGGGGATAACATAGTATAATGTCAACTAATCTACCAGCACCTATAATCGAAGATAGCGCAGAAGCTACTAAATTATTTTTTGATCAGTATGGAATCAGTCCTTTAGAATTTTCTGCAAACGAAGTATCAGCAGCAATTGGTTTTTTTGAGTCAAAAGGATTTTCTGGCCAAGCGGGCACCGCCACAGCATACACATTATTAAACCAAGCTAAAATAGATGGAGTTTCTGTTTTTAAATTATTAGATACATTAAAAACTTTTGATGGTGTTGAGCTAAGTGCTGTCGTAAGCGAAATATTGAATAATAATAGACGATCAACATCTACACTAGGCTATAGATCATTATCTATTAGTAAAGCCGAAATTCTTAGAAATATATCACCGTAATGCCTAAATTTGCATCAGGAAGGTTTGAGATGAAAAATCCCGACAAATACGTTGGGAAAAAAACACCGTTAGCTCGTAGTAGCTGGGAATTTATTTTTATGAGAATGCTTGATGAACATCAGGGCGTTCAAAATTGGGCTAGCGAAAGTATACAAATACCTTATCGAGATCCTTTAACAGGAAAATATACCGTGTATGTCCCAGATTTTTTTATTGTCTATGTTGATAAGAACGGAAATAAACATGCAGAAGTTGTAGAAGTAAAACCGGAAAGTCAAACTAAATTAGAAAGTGTTGGAAAAAGTCTTTATAACCAGGAACAATATGTAAAAAATATGGCCAAATGGGAAGCTGCTAGTAAGTGGTGTAAACAGCAAGGTGTAAGATTTCGTATTGTAAACGAAGGCGATATTTTTCATCAAGGTAAAAAACGTAGATAAGTAATATATGACCAAAAAACTTGAAGAACTTTTTAATTTAGACTCTGCCGAACCAGAGAAAAAAACAGAAGAATCTGCTCCTGTTGTTTCGCACGAACAAGTTAATTCTCTTGAAGATAGCTATAAAGCAGTAGCAGAAATAACCAAAGGGTTACCTGTTATCAAAGAGTTAGAAGAATTAGACGATAAAGAACTTGACAATCTAGCAAAGAAAGCAGAAGATGCCTACGACGATTTAATGGATTTGGGCATGAATGTAGAAGTACGATACAGCGGCCGTATTTTTGAAGTAGCAGCAAGCATGATGGGCAATGCTATTAACGCTAAAACTGCTAAAATTGATAAAAAATTAAAAGCAATTGATCTTCAACTTAAGAAGTATAAGATTGATAAAGATAATAACGAAGATCCAAACGATGTGTTACAAGGCCAGGGCTACATCATTACAGACCGCAACGATCTTCTTAAGAAATTGGGTCAAAAGGAATAAATATAGTTATGAAGACTTTTAGAGAATACCTTGCTGAAAGCAAAAAATCGTACCCTTTTAAAGTAAGGGTAGCTGGCGAACTGCCTGAAAATTTTGAGAAAAATTTCAAAGAATGCTTGGGAGCAACAAATCCTACTATTGTAGAAAAATCAAAAACTCCTATACAAGCATCACCCATTGATTTTCCAGAATTAAGTAATGTGGAAGTTCATACATTTGAAGTTGTTTGTGAATATCCTATTACTGCACCAGAAATTGCAGAACATGTCAAGTACTTTGTACCGGAGAGCCATTTCCGTATTAGAAACGGCGGTGATTCTCACGAAGCAGACATAGTATTTGTTGACTCTGAGCCAAGTGGTAAAGCTGTTTTAGAAGAACCAGTATTGTCAAACGACAAGATTAAGGTTAAAGATTATTTCGGTGATGATTTTAATAAAGGATTTTTAAAAGATCTAGAAAAAACATCAAAGACTAGAAAGAAAGAAAACGGCACACAGGTCGAATACAAATTACCTAAATTTAAACAAGACAAGGCGGGTGCAAGCTCACCTATGAGTAAAGTTGATAACCCTAACCCAGTCAAAGGATAAAAAATGAATTTTCATGAATTGCTAACAAAAATGCAAGAATTAGACAGGCCAGTTGAAGAGTGCGGTGAGCCAATGAACATGCCTGCTCCAGCAATGCAAACTCCTCCAACGACACCTCCAAGCATGAGTGTTAACCTAAATGCTCAAGGCATGGATAATATTGAGGACTTATTAAAGTTAATTACTAAAGTCAATCCTGATACAATTAAATCAGATCCAACTTTACCATCTTTAACACCTCCAGGTCCTTCTATCGCTAGCATTAAACCAGAATTACCCCCACTAAAAATGTTACCTGACTTTGATAAACCAGGTGATGACAAAATGAATCCTCCGGGATTACCTGGCCTTGGCGGCGGTGGTGACGAACCAAAAGTTATCGATATCGATATTGACGGTGATAAAGAAAAAGAAGGTCCCGGCCCAGACGGTAGTCCTGAACATGAAGGTCCAGAAGGCGAAAAACCTGAACCAGAAGAAATGGACGACAAAGAAGAAAAAGACGACGACGAAGATAAAGAAGATGAGGCATTTGGTAATTCAGTTGGAAGTTCAGAGCCAGAAACTAAAGATGCATCATTTTCAACACACGACGGCAACGATTTAAACAAATCAAAAGGAACATATCCTAAAGTTGCTGGTGGCGATAACCCAATGCAAAAACAAAAATTTGAGGGCGATTTAAGATCTCAAATTCGTGCAGAACTAATGCAACGATTAGCAGAAGCTAAAGGAGCGAAATAATGGCAAGCGTAACAAGAACTAATGGCTTACAGGCAACCGTAGGTACATTGTATTCTCCTAATTGCAACTTGTTTAAGATTCAAGTTCAAAATAACAGCAACTCTAACATTGATCTTCGCGCAGAAGATGACGCAGTTGACGAAGTAGTAGAAGTTATTGTTAAAGAATTAAATCCTATGGCTTACTTTACCGTAGATGCTGCTACAGGGTTAATTTATGTTGTAATGGATAAAAACATCAACGATGCTAGCGAACTACAAACTAGAATTCGTAATTTGGGTTCTTCAGTAGGTGCAAACGGCGTCGATGTTCGTGGAACTGACGTTACATTAGGTACAAGTTTTACCGTTGCTTAATCTACAAATATAGTCAAATAGGGCCGCAAGGCCCTATTTTTTTCAGTAAATAATAGTATGGCAAAATCATTAGATGGCGTATTAATTAAGAAGGCGCATAAACAGCAACGATACACACTTGAAGAAGTTAAACATCTCGAAGCGTGTATGGATCCTGTTACAGGTCCTCTTTATTTCGCTAAAAATTTTATTAAAATTCAACATCCTGTTCGAGGTAGTATTCCCTTTGAACCGTACGAATACCAAGAACGGTTAATTGAAGCCTATCACGGCAACAAACAATGTATTGCTATGTTGCCTCGTCAGATGGGTAAGACCACATGTGCCGTTGCTTACTTACTCTGGTACACAATGTTTGTACCTGATTGTCAAGTTCTTATTGCCGCACACAAATACGAAGGTGCAAAAGATATTATGGATCGTTACCGTTATGGTTACGAAAACCTTCCAGATTTTATACGTGCAGGTGTTTATTCATACAATAGAAATACAATCGAATACGATAACGGTGCTCGTATACAAGCAACCACAACTACAGAAAATACTGGTCGTGGTAAATCTCTATCATTGATTTATTGTGATGAGTTTGCGTTTGTGCAACCTCCCGAGAAAGCTAAAGAATTCTGGACTGCCCTATCGCCTACACTAGCAACAGGCGGTAAGTGTATCATTACATCAACACCTAACTCAGACGAAGATCAGTTTGCGTTAATTTGGACCGAAGCAAACAAAAGATTTGACGAATTTGGCAATGAACAAAAATTAGGAGTTAACGGATTTCATAGTTATTTTGCCCACTGGAGCGAACATCCAGACCGAGATGACGAATGGGCAAGATTAGAACGTGCAAAAATTGGAGAAGAACGTTTCCGTCGTGAATTTGAATGTGAATTCTTGATCTTTGACGAAACGTTAATTAACTCAGTTAAACTTGCTGAATTAAAAGGTACTGAGCCTATGTTATCTATGGGACAAACACGATGGTACAAAGAGATTAATCCGCAAGCAACATATCTTGTAGCATTAGATCCTAGTTTAGGAACAGGCGGTGACAATGGTGCTATTCAAGTATTTGAAATGCCCCATATGGATCAAGTAGCAGAATGGTATCATAATTTAACTCCAGTACAAAGTCAAGTAAAAATATTAAGAGAAATTTGTTCTTATATCCAGGATCAGGGAGAATTAAAAGGCGGTCATCCTCAAATTTATTATAGTGTTGAAAATAACACTTTAGGTGAAGCTGCTTTAATTTGTATTCAAAATATTGGCGAGGAAAATTTCCCCGGATTATTCTTGAGTGAGCCTATACGTAAAGGACATGTGCGTAAATTCCGCAAAGGGTTTAATACTACACATAAGACAAAAATTTCTGCATGTAGCCAACTTAAACACATGATTGAAACTCATAAAATGAAGTTATGTTCAAAACCTTTAATTTCAGAGTTAAAAACATTCGTTGCTACTGGAATTGGATTTAAAGCTAAATCTGGGGAACACGACGACTTAGTGGCTGCATTATTGTTAATAATTCGCATGTCTAGCATACTAGCGGACTGGGACCCTAAAGTATACGAAAAAATGACTGATAAATTATCAGAAGACCAAATGCCTATGCCGATCTTTGTATCGGGCTTTATGTGATAAATACAGAATGGACGCTACAAACAATATTGCTACAGATTTATTTTATAAAATTAGAAGCCGCTTTAAAGGGTTAAAGCTAGGTTCAGAAACCAGCGAAATTACAATAAACCCAGAAGAAGCAAGATTTTTTGATTTTGATTACATGGAAGGTGAAACACCTGTAGGCCATGTTAGCATCAGCCTAGCTGAACCAAACTCTATGAAGGTATATTTCAGTACAGGAATTACTGAATCAATGAACGATCTTCAAAAGAAGAATTGGTTTGGATTTTTAAGAGAATTAAGATTATTTGCTAAACGTAGGTTAATGGCGTTTGATACTCGTGACATTACTAAAGACAATTTAGATAAACGAGATTATGCATTTTTAAGCCGCCATAATTCACCAGAACCTGCGGTTACAACACAACCAACACCAGTCGGAGAAAGCACAATGAATGTTACTGAAAGCACAATGTACGGATCTAAGACCGTAAGCTATCAAAAACTAATGGATACACGTTTGATTATTAAACATAGTCAAGCATTAACAGACGATCAAGCACCAGGTGCTAGAACACGTAATATTTCAGCATTATTTGTTGAAAACCAAGACGGTGAAAGATTTAAATATCCTTTCATTCATTTAGCAGGAGCTCGTGCTATGCAACGTCACGTGGCTAATGGCGGTGTACCATACGACGATATTGGTAAATCAATTGTACAAATGAGCGAAGAAATTGCTCAACTAAAAAGTTTTAGCAACTATGTTGTTCGTAATGATTTAATGAATTCAGATACAAACAATATTGTTGAAAGAAGCGGAGAGGCTCTAAATAGACTACGTGAACAAATTAAGGCACTATCTAAACAAAGTCATTACGAAGCATATAGAGAAAATTTCCAGGCATACGATAGTGAAGAAATACCACAAGACGTTGTAGAAGATTTTAAAGAAAAATTTACCGTTAGAAATTTTAAAGAAGACATTGCTAATGTATTTCCGGTCTTATATAGACTAATGAAAGAAGGAAACACGATAGGCTACGACGACATAGTCGCAATGACCAACAATGCCGCTGTCGAAGAAGAAACATTTGAAATGGAAAATTATGATCCATTTGAAAAATTTGAAAACTGGGTTTATCAATTAGGTGAAGCAAGCCCTATTCAAGATCCCGATCAAAAAGACGCAGCGATTAAAGAATTACAAGAATTAGTTGGACAACATTTTCCAGCAGGTGTAGATGGTAGCAATGCCATTGAAAGTTTAAAAGGCATCATTGAAGATCCTAAACTTGACCAAGCCATTAAAGATAAGGCAAAAGAAGATCCAGAGGCATGTTGCAGAGGGTTGGTTAAAGATTGGTTAGAACAAAACGCACCAGATGTAGTCGGCCAATTAGATTTTGGTGACTACTCAGAAGAAGAACCCGAAGCAGGAGGCGAAGAAGCACCCGAAGACGAACCTCAAATGGCCAGTGACGACAATGAGCAAGGAAAAGAGCGTACAGCAATTAATGTTCAAGAACTTGCAGAGTTTATCACAAGTTTCTATGATAAGGAATCTAATACATTCCCTAAAGGCCCAGAGGGTGTTTGCACAATGGTAGGCAAGAAGTTTGGTGAGCAGGCAGAACAAGTTGCTCGTAAATTTGTAGAAAGAATGGCACCACAACAATCAACAGAACAAAATCCTGAATTAGCAGAATTGGCAAGAGTTAGAGAATTAGCAGGCCTATAATAAAAAGAAAATACAATAGTTAGGGCACTTAGGTGCCCTTTCTTTTGGGCAAAATAATTTAAACTTTTTAGTCAACGTTCGGTCCTATTAATGCGTTATAATATTACACAGGCACTGATTGTCTGTGCTTTTAAAAAGGAAATTACTATGAAACTAGTAGCAACTTTAGTAGCATCATTATTTGCAGTATCCGCTTTCGCTGCAGATGCACCTAAGAAAGAAGAAAAGAAAGCAGAAGCCAAACCAGCTGCATCTGCGCCAGCACCTGCTGCTAAGGAAGCTCCAAAAGCTCCTGCTAAGAAAGAAGAAGCTAAGAAGTAATTTTAGTTGCCCCTTGTCAACGAAAGTTGGCATTGGGGCGTTACTATAATATCAAGGAGGGTTTTATGAAAAAACTCTTAATTGCAGGTTTAATTGGTTTATCTGCTTTTGGTGCGCAAGCAGGTCCACATCATGGCTATCATGGCGGACACCATATGCATCATGGGAGAGGTTGGAATTGGGTAGTTCCAGCTGTAGTTGGAGGTGCTGTGGTATATGCCGCAACTCGTCCTGTAGTTGTTCAACAACCGCCAGCGGTTATTCAACAACCGCCCGTTTATACGCAACAACAAGTATGTAGTCCTTGGACTGAAGTGCGCAATCCAGACGGTAGTGTAACACTTACAAGGACTTGTCAATAATGTTAATGAGGACTAGAAATGAAAAGGTTAGCAGTAATCTTAGCTGCGATGAGTTTAATTGGGACAAGCCAGGCAAATACGAGTCTCAATGGGAAAGAACTCTTTGGGAGACCTACAACTATAGAGTCACCAGCTCAGATTGCGATCAAAAAAGGACCGGTCCTTGCAAGATCTATCAAAATACAAAAACCTAAAATTTTTACAGGCAATCCTCACAAAATTGTTTTATTTGCAGATGACAGCGAAGATAACATTATTGAAGTTGACGATATCATTACATCTTATCGAAGAAAAGATCTACAAAGAATTCAAACAGACCCAACACCGGATGATCCTGAAGGTTTAATTACTGAAGAAATCCGGTGGAAATTATTTTTAGCAAGAACAGCGGCTATGATTCGTTATCACCAAATCCACTCATAGAGTGGATTTTTTTTGGTGAAATAAATTTTTAGAAAGGACTTGATCTTGCTAAATAAAAAGCGCATAATAGTTGTTATGCGATAGGCATAAAGTCATTTACATTAAAGGCATAAGGAGGCTATAAAATGGCAACATTAGCAGAAATTCGTGCTAAACTTCAAGAAGCACAATCAAAGTCCACAGGACAAACATCAAGCGGCGGCGACAACGCAATTTACCCACATTGGAACATGCAAGAAGGCAAGGAAGCCGTAGTTCGTTTCCTACCAGATGGCAATTCTAACAACACATTTTTCTGGGTTGAACGTGCAATGATCAAATTGGAATTCGCAGGAATTAAAGGCGAAACCGATTCACGTAAAGTTCAAGTACAGGTTCCCTGTGTTGAAATGTATAACGATGGTTCCGTATGTCCAATCCTTTCAGAAGTGCGTGGTTGGTTTAAAGACAAATCATTAGAGGATATGGGTCGTAAATATTGGAAAAAGCGTTCATATATCTTCCAAGGCTTTGTTGTTGAAGATGCTCTCAAAGAAGAAAAAACACCAGAGAATCCAATTCGCAGATTCATCATCGGTCCTCAAATCTATCAAATCATTCGTTCAGCACTAATGGACCCAGAGTTGGAAGAACTACCAACTGATTACCTCCGCGGTGTAGATTTCCGTATCGCAAAAACAAGCAAAGGTGGTTTTGCTGATTATTCTACAAGTAAGTGGAGCCGTCGTGAACGTGCTCTAACCGATGCAGAAAAATCCGCAGTTGATACCCATGGTTTGTTTAACTTGTCAGACTTCTTGCCTAAGAAGCCAACCGATGTTGAGCTTAAGGTTATGAAAGAAATGTTTGAAGCATCAGTTAATGGCGAAGCATATGACATGGACCGTTGGGGTCAATACTTCAAACCAGCAGGCATGGGTGCTGCAACAGGCGATCCTAACAAAGCTCGCTCAAGTGCTCCTGCTGAAGAAGTTGACGAAGAACCTACTCCTGTAGCAAGTGCTCCGGCAGCTCAGTCTACTCCTGTAGCAAGTGCTCCGGCAGCAGAAGGTGCTAGTCGTGCGCAAGACATTCTTGCCAAGATTCGCGCTCGTCAAAGTCAATAATAATAAAGTAAAGAGTGTGGGCAATACCCGCACTCTCTTACCACTACAGGGAACATAATATGGCAAAAGCATTTGATATTTCTAAATTTAGAAAGTCAATTACAAAGTCTATTGAAGGCTTGTCAATTGGCTTTAATGATCCTACTGATTGGATCTCAACAGGTAACTACGCTCTCAATTATTTGATTAGCGGTGATTTTAATAAAGGTGTACCGCTAGGTAAAGTTACGGTATTCGCCGGTGAATCTGGCGCAGGTAAATCATATATCTGTTCAGGTAACCTTATTAAGGCAGCACAGGCACAAGGAATTTATCCAATCCTAATCGATACAGAAAATGCTCTCGATGAAGATTGGTTAAAAGCACTTGGTGTTGATACTAGCGAAGATAAGTTGCTTAAACTTAATATGGCAATGATTGACGATGTAGCAAAAACTATTACAGAATTTGTTGCTGAATATAAAGCAATGCCTGAAGATAGCCGTCCTAAGGTTCTGTTTGTACTTGATTCACTAGGTATGTTGTTAACTCCTACAGATGTTAATCAGTTCGAAGCAGGCGATTTAAAAGGCGACATGGGCCGTAAACCTAAAGCACTTACAGCACTTGTTCGTAATTGTGTTAATATGTTTGGTAGTTTAAACATTGGTTTAGTTGCTACTAACCACACATACGCAAGTCAAGATATGTTTGATCCAGATGACAAAATCAGTGGAGGACAAGGTTTTATCTACGCAAGCTCTATTGTTGTTGCTATGCGTAAGTTAAAGTTGAAAGAAGACGAAGACGGCAACAAGATTTCAGAAGTTAAAGGTATTCGTGCAGCTTGTAAGATTATGAAAACACGTTATGCAAAACCTTTTGAAAGTGTACAGGTAAAGATTCCTTATGAAACAGGTATGAATCCGTATAGCGGAATGGTAGATCTGGCAGAAGAAAAAGGTCTTCTAAAGAAAGAAGGAAATAGCCTTGTATACACAACAGCCGATGGCGAAATTATCAAACAATTCCGCAAGGCTTGGGAAAGAAACGAAAACGGTGGGCTAGATGCAATTATGTCCGACATCATCAAAAACGGTGAAAAATCCGTTTCTGAGATAACTACAAATATTGAATCCCAACCGGAGAGCGTAGAATGAAAGAAGATTTAATTGCAGATTTATGGTCAATTGTTGTAGAGCATATTCCTGAAAAACAACGCAAAGACGTTGCCGCTGACTTTGTTAACACATTGTTAGATTATGGTATTAAAGAAAGTGTTTTAGATAGTCTACTAGGCGTAGATCCATATTTAGACACAGCTATTGAATATGCTATTGATGGCGAAGAGATCGAAGAAGAAGATGAATATTACGAAGATGAGGATTAAATGAATTGGTATGATCGAGTTTCAAAGGACATCTCAAATATCCCTGATGCAGTGGCATACTATGAGGCTGAATTATTGGCAGCAAAGAATGATGCTCGCATAGCGGGAAATATTGAAAAGGCCGCTGCCAGTATGCCCGGCATTGTTGAAAATCGATTCAATCAGCTTCAAGAAATTGAAGCAATTCTCGAATATCTTAATATTGAACTTCGTAGACTTCGAAGTCAACATTTTCGTAAGTACCTTGAAAACTATCAACGTGCTTTGTCCTCTAGAGATTGTGAAAAATTTGTAGAGGGCGAAGCCGACGTTGTAGACTTTGAAAAAATTATCAATGACTTTGCTTTGCTACGTAACAAATGGTTAGGTATCATTAAAGGTCTTGACATCAAGCAATGGCAATTATCTAACATTGTTAAATTAAGAACAGCTGGCCTGGAAGATGCTACTCTATGAAAATAGGAATTATTGGTCTAGGTTTTGTTGGAGAAGCAATTTATTGGGCACATCGTAATGATGAAAGAGTAGTTCGAGATCCAAAATTTGAAGATAGTGCCGACTATGAAAAATTCTTAGATTGCGACGGAATCTTTATTTGTGTTCCAACTCCAGCTTTAGACAATGGTAGTTGTGATGCCTCTATTCTTGAACAGGTTTTAAAAGAATTATATAATGCAGGCATTAGCGAAAAAATACCGTTAATATGCAAATCGACAGCAACTCCTAGCATATACAATCAACTTTTAAAAGAATATCCTTCAATAATTCATTGCCCAGAATTTTTAACTGCGGCTAATGCTAGCGCCGATTATCAAAATAGTAGATATTTTATTCTAGGCGGTAACGGAGAATTATGTGTTACTGCTAGAGATGTTATTCGATCAGGTGTTCCTCTAGTCCACAGGCAATTTTTAGTTACTGATATTAAGTCTGCTGCCTTATACAAGTATATGATGAATGCGTACCTTGCCACTAAGGTAACATTTATGAATGAATTTTATAAGTTAGCAAAGGCAGAGAATGTAAGTTTTGAATCGTTAAAAGATCTAACCATTTATGATGATCGAATTGGTTATACACATTTAAATGTTCCCGGACCAGATGGAAAATTTGGTTGGGGTGGCATATGCTTTCCAAAAGATATTAGTGCTATTCAAACAGAAGCGTCTAGTCTAGGAATTGATTTAGAATTATTAAAACAAGTTAACAACATCAATAATAAAGATAGAAATATTGAGTTGTTTTTTAGCTCAACGCCTTGATACAAAATTCGTCAAGATGTTGTAATTTCCATTGATCCCAAATTTCGTGGTCAGGATGTTTTAAAGTTTTTAACTCTTTGTATGTGTTGTCCAATTCAGCTTTGTCAAATCGATAATGCGCATGTTCAACAACTACATCTGAAAGATATTTTAAAATTTCTGGATTTCTTTTAGTAAGCTCTTTCCAAGGAAGTTCAACACAATAATGGGTGCATACAGGTAAAGCAAACCATCCAATTTTTCTTATCAAATCTCCCCCTATACAAGGATGACAGCAGTTTTGTGGCTTTCTTGTTAAATCATTACATTGAGATATAAAATTATTAGAAGCAGCAATTACAAGTTTTTGATCCCAATTTTGAGTTTGTGGGATTAAATCGTCTGCTAGTAATCCATACCACGGTTCGTTTGGATACCTTTCAACCATCTCGTTCATTGCCCGTCCTAACCTGGCTCGAGATTCTATTACAACATGAAATTCTTTTGGATAATTTAATTTTTTATAATTTTCAATTTCTGGATCGCATTCATCTAATCTAATATAAACTGGAGTTGATCCTTTAGTTTCTTTCCAGCATTTAATAAACCGTTTTAGGTTCTTTGGTCTTCCGCGACTTGCTAATACCCACATATTCTAATCCTTAAAATGCCAAATATTTATTTTATAAATAGTTCATGAAAAACATTTTGATATACACTATTTTTAGAAATTCTAGTCAAAAAATAGAACAATATTATTCTCAAATAAAATCAATAGTTGAGCATTTTCCTAATTATAATTTTTATATTTCTTTGTATGAAAACGATTCAACTGATGATACCAAAATTAAATTGAATAATTTAGATTGGTCCTTCGCTAAAGATTTTTCTATTATCTGCGAAAATATAGGAACAGAATTTTTTCATTCTGTTAAAGATGAACAGCGTGTAAAAAATTTAGCAGCAGCAAGAAATAAAGCAATCGAAGCAAAAAATTTTCTTAACAATGTAGATCATATATTAGATATTGAATCCGATATGAGATTTGATCTACAAGATGTTGAAAAAATTTTAAATTTTCAAGAAACATATAATTTAACAAAAGTTGATATTGTATCAATGGTTTCAAAAGGAACAAACGGAAAATTATATGATGTTTGGGCTACACGAAGACACGCCGACGAAGACAGAGGAAAATTACATAAAGATTGGGATATTACTCCTTTTGGAAAATATTATTCAACATGTAACGGAGTATGCTTATTTGATGCAAAACCATTTCAGGACGGTGCACGGTACGGCTGGTTTAATGAAAGATTTAAAAAATTTGATTGCGATACTTCAATTATTTGCGAAGAATTTCATCTTCGCGGCTACTCGGAAATTTATATAAACCATACGGCAATTTGTTACCATGATCAATAAACCACCAATACTAAAATGGCCTTTAATGAAAGATACAATTACTTGGCCAGACAAATTTAAAATGATCAAGTTCATTTTAACTTCAAAAAAATTCACTAACGGAGAAAAAGTAAAATTATTTGAGGCTCAGTGGAATGAATGGTTAGGTTCTAAATATTCTTTATTTGTTTCGTCTGGCAGCACAGCAAATTTATTATTATTATCTGCTATTAAAGAGTTATATAATTTTAAAGACGGGGATAAAGTTTTAGTTCCTGCGTGTACATGGGTCACAAACGTTGCCCCAGTAATTCAAACTGGATTTAAACCAATCTTTGCAGATATTGATTTATCAACTTTTAGTTACGATGTTGAAAAGTTAAAAAAATTAAAAAATAAACATAAAGACATTAAAATAATATTTGTCACACATCTGTTGGGCTTAGATGCTGAAATAGAAAAATACAAAGAAATATTTCCAGATGCGCTCATACTAGAAGACATTTGCGAATCACACGGTGTTTGCGATCCTAATAACAAAAAAAGAGGTTCAGATTCTTTAGGGGCAACTTTTAGCTTTTATTTCGGCCATCACATGACTACCGTTGAGGGAGGAATGATTTCCACAAACAATCAAGAATTATATGAATTGATGAGATTAAAAAGAAGTCACGGTCTAGCTAGAGAAGGATCTCCCGAATATTTTAAAAAATATCAAGATGAATATCCAAACTTGCCTCCTAGTTTTCTGTTTATGACAGACGGATATAATTTTAGAAATCATGAGTTACCTGCAATTTTAGGTATGTCACAACTAAAAAGATTGGATAGCATGATTCATATCCGTAAAGAAAATTTTAAAAAATATTTAAAAATTATTAAACAATATCCTGATAAATTCTTTTTTCCTAAAGAAGATGAAACTAATAGTAGTTTCTGTTTTCCTTTTATTTGTAAAAGTAAAGAAACATATATAACACTATTAGACGAATTTAAAAAACACGGCATCGAATATCGGCCTGTAGTAAGTGGAAATTTATTAAAACATCCATTTTTAAAAAAATATAATATTGAAACAGACAGCCCTCATAATGCCGACATATTACACGATGTTGGTGTTTATATTGGAAACAATCATTTTGTTAATGACAACGATTTACTATTACTAGAAACTATTTTGAAAGGACTAAAATGAAAAATATAGTGTTAGTTACTGGAGGATTTGATCCTATTCATTCTGGCCATATTGCTTATATTAATGAAGCTAAAAAATTAGGTGATGTTCTAGTTGTTGGTGCAAATTCCGATGCATGGTTAAGAAGAAAAAAAGGTCAAGAATTTATGCCTTGGGAAGAACGTTCAAGCATATTAGGCGCTTTAACAAATGTATCTCGAGTTATTAATTTTAACGACGACGACGGTTCAGCTAAAGATGCTATTAGAAAAGTTCGTGAAATTTATCCCAACGATAAAATTATATTTGCTAACGGCGGTGATAGAACAAATGCTAATATTCCCGAAATGGATATTAAAGACGATAATTTAGAATTTGTATTTGGAGTTGGCGGCGAACATAAGATGAATTCTAGCTCATGGATTTTACAAGAATGGAAAGCACCAAAGACCGAACGTCCGTGGGGATATTATCGTGTCTTGCACGAAGTACCAGGAATGAAAGTAAAAGAACTAACCGTTGATCCTGGAAAAAAATTAAGTATGCAACGACATAAATTAAGAGCAGAATACTGGATAGTCAGCGACGGTGAAGCAGAAGTAAACAGACTAATGAACAGCGGTTACGCTATGCCTAGCGTTCATTTAAGAAAGCACGTTGAGTACAAAGTACCAGTTAACGAGTGGCATCAACTTACTAATCCGTTTGATGTTCCTGTGAAAGTTGTTGAAATTCAATACGGTGAACAATGCATTGAAGATGATATAGAAAGACAATGAAACAGATGACCAATTGGATCTTTCTTAGTAAAGACGGACAAGATGAATATATCAACATGTTTGCACTTGGCGCTAATGGTCGAGTGATAAACACAGATGATTTTATATATGAGCACAGCAGAGACCCCATTGTCCTTAGAGGTATTCTTAAGAAAAAAATCATGCAACGTTGTTGGTTTGATAATAGAGATTTTTATTTTATGGATACCGGATATATGGGTAATCAAAAAAGTGCATTAAATCCCATGGGTTGGAAATATTGGCATAGGATTGTTAAAAACGATATACAACACGGAAATACTATAATTCAAAGGCCAGACGATAGATTTAGAAAATTAGGAATTCCTATTCACAATTGGAAAAAAGGCGGCAAAAAAATTCTTATTGCAGCCCCTGATGAAAAACCTTGTAAGTTTTATAATATTGATTTAGAAGAATGGATCAACGATACTATCTATACTCTTAAACAATATACAGATAGAGAAATTGTTGTACGCCAACGAGTTAAAAGCAGAACAGATCGTGTACTTACAAATACGTTAAAAGAAGCACTTGATGACGATGTTCATGCGTTAGTTACATATAATTCAAATTCAGCAACCGAAGCAATTTTATACGGATATCCTGCATTTACGCTAGCACCTACACATGCAGCTTCTCCTGTTGCATCACAAGATTTGAGTCAAATCGAAACTCCGTACTATCCCGACAAAGATAAAGTATATGCATGGGCTTGCCATTTAGCCTACGGACAATATCACATTGATGAATTAAAAAATGGCGCAGCCTGGAGAATGTTAAATGAATTTTGATTTTTTACCTGTTTATATCGGTTACGATTCTAGAGAAGATATTGCATATAAGGTATGCGAATTTTCAATCTATAAAAATACACCTGATGCTATTGTTAAGCCTTTAAAACAGGACCAATTAAGACGAGACGGTCTATATACAAGAGATGTCGATTCTTTAGGAAGCACCGAATTTACATTTACTAGATTTTTAGTGCCATCTTTACAAAAATACAAAGGTTGGGCTTTATTCTGCGATTGTGATTTTGTTTGGGACGGTAACATATCAGAATTATTTGCTCAAGCAGATCCAAAATATGCTGTAATGGTTGTTCAACATAATCATCAACCAACAAATACCGTAAAGATGGACAACAAACAACAGGCCCAGTATCCAAGAAAGAACTGGAGTTCGATGATTTTATGGAATTGTGAGCATCCATCAAACAGAGCATTAACACCAGAGGTGGTAAATTCTCAAACAGGACAATTTTTACATAGGTTCCAATGGTTACAGGATCACGAGATTGGTTCTGTTTCAACAAAATATAATTTTCTTGTCGGATGGAATGATGAAACAAAAGACGGAAAGCCTGTTGCATACCACTGGACTGAGGGCGGACCTTGGTTCCCCCATTACATGGATTGTTTATATAAAAATGTATGGTATCAATACTTAATTGATTATGCTAATGAGTTGGGATTAGAATTTGGTTCTAAGCCTCGTCCTCCATTGACGTTTGTTACTAGTCTTTCTAGAGATTATTTTAACGAAGTAGGTAGTATTACACTTGCATCTTGGAGAAATACATTACCGGGCGATGTTGTTTTTGTTTGGGATGACAAACCTGTAGATCTAGGATTTGGTAAAAATTTTATGTTCTGGAAAGATGTTGCTAATACACAGGACCCTTGGGTTCAAGAAGCAATGGGAGGAACTAAAGCAGATAGATTCTGGAAAAAGAGTCGTGTACAGGTATGGGCAGCAAGAAAATTTGGTGGTCTTGTAGTTTGGTTAGACGCTGATATTTCTGTTAAACGTCCCTTATCTTTCTCAAAAGCAAAAGAATTACTGAGCCCCGGCGCTCGAGTATGTGCAACATTAATTCCTGGTACGGGGTTAGATTTAGAAACTGGAATTGTTGCGTTTAATACAAAACACGAAGCATTTCCGGCATTTATTAGAGAATATTCTACTGGTTGGTATAATGGACAAATTTATCAACAAAGGCAAATATACGATAATCATATGCTAGGGTCTTTAATAGGAAAATATGGAATTGGTTCTTATTGCGATACAGCAGATAAGTGGCAACTCAATGGCGCCGATGAACGAAAAAATGAATTTTCCATTAAGTACAGCCCGTTGAATGAATATTTTCATCATCACATTGGTATTCTAAATAAAGAACTTTTAATTAAAAATACTAATAAATGAAATTTGCAGCATACCTAGCTTGTATTCCTCCTAACAACAAAAATGTTGAAAAAGGAGAAATTTTAAAATTATATGCCACTGGGGTTCAAAAATACGGTGACGAAGTTGAACTTGTGACCGACATGCGAGTTGTTCCTGCTGACGTAGGTATGAGCATAGGATGGGTTCATGCAGGATCTAAAGGAACTGCACATTTAGAATTTAGAAGAAAAATCATTGATTATCAACTTAATGCAAATAAAAAAGTTTTATTGGCAGATAGTAATTTATTTTTATATAAAGATAATACAAATCCTAAACATTATTTAAGATATAGTTTTAACGGAATATTTCCTAATACAGGAGAGTATTGCGATAAAGAAATTGATCCTCAACGTTGGATAACTCTTTCTAAAAATTTAAATTTATCTTTAAAAGACTATCGCACTACAGGAAATCACATTTTATTTTGTTTACAACGAAATGGCGGATGGTCGATGGGTGGATATGATGTGGTAGAATGGACCGCAGCAACCTTAAAAGAGATTAGAAAATACACTGATAGAGAAATTGTATTAAGAGCACATCCAGGTGACAAAGGCTCAAAAGATTATTTAAGTCCTCAAAACTTGATAAAAAAACTTGGTCACAAAAATAACAATATTAGGTTATCACAACCAGGCACAACACTAGAACATGATTTAAAAAATTGCTGGGCTGTGGTAAATTATAATTCAAGTCCAACCGTAGGAGCCGCAATTGAAGGATATCCTATTTTTGTCACCGATCCTGAAAAAAGTCAGTGTGCAGAAATTTCAAATATGAATTTATCTGACATTGAAAATCCTAATTTACCAGACAGACAAAAATGGGTAGAACGGTTGGCTATGTTCCATTGGAACTTTGAAGAAATTACCAACGGGGAATGTTGGTCTCATATGAGAAAGTATGTATGAAAATAGAAGTTATAACAAGTTTCAACGAATATTATTATAATCTCATCGGAAGAGACTCTGTAGAGTCTTGGTTAACATATTGGCCAGAAGAATTAACACTGACTTGCTATGTCGAAGAGTTTCAATTACCAAACATAAACCGAATTAAACAAATAGACTTTAAAGAATTAGACCCTGCATATGAAATTTTTCAAAATACTAAAGGTATAGGCGGTCAAGAAAGAAAATTTGCTAAAAAATCTTTTAGTTTTATACACGCAATGTTTAACAGCGATGCTGATCGAATTATTTGGTTAGACGCCGATGTTATTACAAAGAAAAAACTTCCTTTAGACTTGTTAAAATCAGTTTTACCTGACAATGTTCTTAGCACTCACATGGGAGTTACATATTTGTCAGCTAAAGACGGAACTCCTGGTAGATGGTTTGTTCCTGAGACTGGTTTTTCTGCTGTAAACACAAAACATCCAAACTTTTTTAATTTTAGAAATGAGTATCGTAGACACTTTGTTGAACAAGATTCAAAAAATTTAAGAAGATTTTACGATAACGATGTATATGGTTATGTTTTTGAAAAAATCGGAGCAAAAGGCAATGATTTATGCAAAGATTTTAAAAAGCCTTACAAAACTCCAATGAAGCATACCGTGCTTGGGGAATATTTAGATCATTACAAAGCCAAGCATTCAAAACACGAATATCAAATTACTGAGTAATCCAATATTTTTCAGTACGCTGACGAATAAAATCTGTTTTTAGGCTTTTTCCGGTATTTTTTCGGTTACCTTTAAGGTGATCGAGATAAGCACCCCAAGGACTATTAACCAGCGGATGGCCTTCTCCTTTGATTAATCCCTTACTCCAGTTGTACCAATACCAGTCAGGATGAAGTTTTTTAATTTCTTCTCGAACAACGTCAAAAACCCAACAATCATTCCACTCTTTCATGGTGAAAATTCTGCCAGTGTCGTAGGCCTTTTGAAATTCTTTTAAAAATTCTTGAGTAGCAGGATTTCTTAAATTCATCGAATATAATCCACATTCGGTAAATTTATTTTCTCTACCTAAAAATCCCAAACCCACATGAGTACCTGCCATTTTTTCTAAAAAATGCACCGGAAGTGTGGTATGGCAAACCATGTCAGCATCCATCCAAAGCAGTATATCGGCATCGGTATTTTCTGCCGCATGACATACCGAATAAATTTTATGACTAAATCTAATAGCATCCCAACGAAAACCAATTCCGGGAATCTTTCCCTTAGGTCCAGGAGGTCCCATGGCTACTTCCCCTCTGGCTTTTGGGTCATTTTTCCACTTTTCTTTAAATGCAACTAGTTCGGGACTTGACGAGTGTAAATCTCTCACAACGAGGTTTGGAGCAGTTTCAATTACTGCACAATTCTCAGGATACACATATAAGGTTACATCTTTAGGCCATGATTCTAAAAAGGTTTGAATCATCCTTCGACCGTATTTTTCGTACCCAGCCTGATGAAAAGTAGTGACTACTGCAAATTTTGTTGTCATTTAGTATAACGTTTGATATCTGCTTCAACCATCATTTTAACTAGATCGTCAAAACTAGTTTTACGTTTCCACCCAAGGACATTTTCTGCTTTAGCGGGGTTTCCACAAAGGCTATAAAGCTCTGCCGGTCTCTTAAATCTTGGATCTGATTCAATATATTTTTCCCAGTCTTCGATGCCTGCATATCTAAATGCACGTTCTAATAAATCACCAATAGTGTATTGAACTCCTGTGGCAATAACATAATCGCCCGGTTCGTCTTGTTGTAACATTAACCACATAGCTTCAACAAAATCACCGGCAAAACCCCAGTCTCTTCTAGAATCTAAATTACCTAAAGTAATTTTGTCAGCAAGGCCACATTTAATTTTTGCTACGCCATCTGTAATTTTTCTTGTAACAAATTCTTTACCTCGAATAGGACTTTCGTGATTAAACAATATTCCATTTGAAGCATGAATTCCGTAACTTTCTCTAAAATTTACGGTGATCCAGTAAGCATATAATTTTGCAACTCCGTATGGACTACGGGGCCAGAACGGTGTTGTTTCGTCTTGGTGTCCTCCGGAAATTTCAATGCTATTACCGTACATTTCGGAAGTGCTTGCTTGATAATATTTTGTTTCTGGACTATGCTGCTTAATAGCATTAAGATTATTTAAAGGGCCAACAGCATTAACTTCAGTGGTTAATTTATTAAGGTCCCAGCTTGCTCCTACAAAACTTTGAGCGGCAAGATTATAAAATTCATTTGGTTTAAGACTTTTAACTAAATGGTTGATACATCCGTCGTCTGTAATATCGCCGGTGATCAACTCAATGTCGTTTTCAATACCTAAATATTTGATATTATCTAAATTTGGATTAGAATATCTTTTTACAAGACCATATACTTTATAATCTTTTTCTAGAAGAAGTTTAGCAAGATATGGACCGTCTTGTCCTGTCATTCCTGTTACAAATGCTGTCTTTTTCATAATTGTCCTAATAATCGTTTCTTTTTCCATAGTTGACGATGAGTGTCGAGTTCAACTAGTTCATAATGCATTTCTTCAATTAGCCACTTTGAAAAACGTTTATGTATATATTCCCCTGAAAGTATCATAACCAGCGGTTTTGAATTTTTTAATATTGGTGTAATATTTGGCATTTCTTTAATATTTTCAGGATTAATAAGTATAAAATTTACTTCCGGTAATTTGGCCATATCGTTAAAGTTTTCAAAATAGATTACGTTTCTATTTTTAAACGACTGATCTATAGAAGAAAATACAAATACAGATTGAAAAACGTTTGATGCTGTTTCAATCTCGCTAGGCCCTAATCCCAATAGAATAGTATTTTGGGGCTTTCCTACTTTCTTTCTTAACGTTTTTTCAAATTTACTCATTGAATTAGAATTAAATACTCTGTTATTTATAATTCAAAAAACTATGAAATTTAAATTGTATAGAAAGTATGGAGCCATGAATAGTGGGCCTGTATTTGATGCCTTTGAACTTGGACTAAAAAAATTAGGACATACTATTGTCGATAAGGAAGAAGATGTAGCTGTTATCTGGAGCGTACTTTGGCATGGAAGAATGTTTAGTAATAAATCTGTTTACGAACAATGCCAAGCAGCTAATATTCCTGTGATGATTATTGAAGTTGGAAATTTGGTTAGAGGATTAACGTGGAGGGTTAGTTTAAATAATATTAACGGCCTAGGTGAATTTGGAAATCAAGATGAGATTGACGAAGCACGACCACAAAAATTAAATATTCAATTAAAACCAGAAAATACACTACGACGAAAAGAAATACTAATTGCTAGTCAGCATGAAAAAAGCCTCCAGTGGGTTGGTCAACCGTCTATGTCTGTTTGGGTAAAAAATACCGTAGCAGAAATAAGAAAATATACTGATAGGTTAATTGTTGTAAGGCCACATCCACGGTCGCCTGTAGTTGTAAATTCTCCAAATGTGTTGGTACAATATCCAAGATTAGTGGCAAATACCTACGATGATTTTGATATAGATTATAATTATCATTGTGTAGTAAATTTTAATAGTGGTCCAGCAGTTAAAGCATCAATTAACGGTGTACCTGTAATTTGCGATCAAACAAGTCTTGCAGGCGAACTTTCTAATAACTTTGAAAATATAGAAAACCCAATTATTCCTGAACGGAGCGACTGGTTCAAAAAACTTTGTCATACCGAGTGGTTATTATCAGAAATGGTTGACGGAATTCCTCAAAAAAGGTTAGTAAATATTTTACAAAAGTCTTGATTTTTAAATTATTTCTGCTATAATATTATTATGGCGGCGAATGAATATTTCGAAGACATCTTTACCGAATTTTATACTTCGGTTATATCTACAAATTTCTTGAATAATCAGGACATTGTCGTATTGACAAATTTTTTCAATTTAATTGCAGATAACAAAAATCTTACCCAAGCGCAGGCAAACTATGTTATCAAGTTAATGGAAAAATATAAAAATCATTTTAGTACACGACAATTAAATTTAAATTTTAGATTACAAAACGCAACATGGAAAAATCCTTTTAGAAATTTAGATATGACTAAAAGCATTTTTGTTGAAAAAGACAAAAATGATAAACTTTGGTTATGCTTAAAACATCCTTATTCTCTTAAAGAAGTTTTTGAAAAAGAAGTTCTTAAAAATAACAGAGAAGATCGATCTCTTTGGAATCCAGACGATAAAGTTAGAAAATATAACATCTACGATTTAAATTTAATTTTAGTAAATGAATTTGCAATTAGACACGGATTTAATATTGACGAATCATTTAATCATGCACTAGCAGATGTTGAACAGATTTGGAACGACGCAGAGTATTATGCTCCAGCCTGCAAAATTGTAAACGATGAAGTAGTATTACAAAACGCAACTTCGTCTGCACAAGAGTATTTTGATTCTAGAAAATTAAAAGAATTAGATCACGACCTAATGCTGGCAAAGCGTATGGGTTATGTATTGTACGGGTCTACATCAAAAAATCTTATTCATAGAGTAGCCTCATATAATACAAATTATTTTTGGACCGACGATTTTAGTAAATTTTTTAATTTGTATAAAACCGTAAAGAAAAAAGTTATTTTAATAGTCAGTGAAGATAATCATTTAAAAAGTTGGTTAGAGTCGTTTGTTATCTCCGCCATTAACAATGGAGTTAGCAAAGAGGAAATAAAAATTTGTTTTCGAAGTAGGAACGACGAAGATCCAAAGTTCAACGAATGGGTTAGAGCTTCGGGTCTCGGTGGAGATTTGTCTGAAGGTAGATTACTAATCTTTAAAAAGCCTGCAAAGTGGTTGATTAAAGAAGAAGACGATGTTAGTATTATAGTAGTGAACAAATCTTTTCCTCCTATGAGCAATATGTCTCAAACGTGGATTGATAACCACTATTGTGTTTTATATCTAAGCGATGTAAAACCAGCTGTTCAAAAGGATAGGAATATTGTCGACTTGTAAATTAATAATTAAGGATGAGGTTAATATTAAACTTGACGGTTTGCCTGTTGAAGTTCGAAGAAAGCTAGCAAACAAACTAGTATGACCTTCCCTATGCACGTCATATGCCCGCTTACAAACTAGGTAGATGGGACGGTACTAAAACATATTTTGGTATTGGCGGCAATGGATATCTAGCACACTTAGATGTTATATTACCTATTATTGAAGAATCAGGATTTGATATTGATGTAGAGGATCTAAGACAACCTCATGCGTTTGACTTTAAGCAAATAAATGAAAACTATTGGGCTGACAAAGGCAAGACATGGCCAAAAGGTCATCCAGAAGCAGGTAAACCTATCATATTGAGAGATTATCAATACGATGTTGTTAATAAATTTTTAGAAAATCAACAAGCCTTACAGGAGGTAGCAACAGGTGCAGGTAAAACGATTACTACAGCGACGTTGTCGCATCTTTGTGAACCGTATGGTCGTACGATGGTTATTGTTCCGAACAAATCGCTTGTTGTCCAGACTGAAGAAGACTACAAAAACCTAGGTTTAGATGTTGGTGTGTATTTCGGTGATCGAAAAGAATTAAATCGAACACACACTATCTGTACATGGCAAAGTCTTAATGTATTAGACAAAAAAAGCTATGATGAAGAAAGTCTTAGCCTTGCAGAATTTTGCGAAGGGGTTGTGGCTATTATTGTTGACGAAGTTCATCAGGCCAAAGCAGATGTTTTAACAAAATTATTGACTCAAAATTTTAAAAACTGCGCTATACGTTGGGGATTAACAGGCACCATACCTAAAGAAGCTTGGGAGTTTCAAGGCATACTTGCAAGTATAGGTCCAGTTATTAATCGTGTATCTGCTTATGATTTACAACAAAAAGATGTTCTTGCTCAACTCAATATTAATATTTTACAAACTAACAACATAGAAGTATTCAGAAGTTACGCCGAAGAATATTCATGGTTAGTTACCGATCCTACTAGAATTAGTTGGATTGCAAATAAGGTTAAAGATATTTCCACTTCAGGAAATACACTTGTCTTAGTCAACAGGATTGACACAGGAGACAAGTTAATTAACCTACTACCCGGTGCGGTCTTTATCAACGGCTCTGTTAAATTAGATGACAGGAAAGAAGAATACGATGATGTTAAAACAAGTGATGACAAGATTATTGTGGCGACTTACGGTGTGGCCGCTGTGGGTATTAATATTCCAAGGATTTTTAATCTGGTTCTTATTGAGCCCGGAAAGAGCTTTGTCCGCGTTATCCAATCTATTGGACGAGGCATTAGAAAAGCAGAAGACAAAGACCATGTAGAGATTTGGGATATTACCTCTACATGCAAATATGCCAAACGGCATTTAACTGAAAGGAAAAAATATTATAAAGAAGCAAAATATCCTTTCACAATTACAAAGGTAACAACATGAGAATTTTAACATTAAACAATAAATCATTTGATTTAAATGATTTACCAGAAGAGGTAGATGAAGATACGAGATTTAGTGTATTAGATAATTCTAACCCTAGCGAACCAGATTTTTATTTTATGCCTCTAATATTTTTAGAGTCATTTAATAGCCCAGCCATTTTATTAAACATTGGCGGGTATGAAGTACAAATGCCTTTGGATTGGTGTATGGTAGTAGGGGATAAAGACTGCGGATTAGATCCAGAAGTATTGCCGTTAACTAGCATCAATGAACGGGGATTTGATGCTCTTATTTTTAATCCTATTAAAGGATTTAAGGCAGAATATTTTCCTATTGAAATTATTAATATCTATCAAGATGTTCGTTGGTATTTTCCTAAAATGAAAAACGGACATATGCTCACGGTTCCATTGCACGACGGAGATAATCCTCCGTGTGCATTTTTTGTTAAAGAAGTAAGTAGACAATGCGAGATACTTCAACTCGATAAGGTCATTTAAAAGGATTATGATGAAAGCAGGTAAAGTGTGGGGTCAAACAGAACTCCTTGAAGCCAATGGTGTATTAGAGTTTCACCGTATTGAAGCCCGGAAAGGCGGCGTCTGTTCAAAGCATAAACACAAATATAAGTGGAATGGATTTTTTGTTGAATCAGGTAAACTTATTATTCGTGTTTGGAAAAACAACTACGATCTTGTCGATGAGACTATCTTAGAAGCAGGCGATTTTACTAAAGTGATGCCTGGCGAATATCATCAATTTGAAGCCCTTGAAGATACGGTAGCATTTGAATTGTATTGGGCAGAATTTGATCATGACGACATTGAAAGAGAAACGGTGGGATATAATCATGGGCAGTCTTAAACCAGGTGCCGAGTATATCTATGAACGCCAAGAAGGTGTTGTATATGCTCGAGAAAAAGGTGCACCGGTTGAAGAAAGAATGCCAATAGGGTGGGACTGGATACCCGAAGATAATCCGTCAAGAGTTCGCGGTGCTTCAAGAGAAAGCATTTTAGAAAATCAACTTTGGTACAATATTCGGCAGGCCGCGAAGACTAATCCTGCTTTACACGAGGCGCTTAATCGTGTTAAAATGTTGTATTACCTGAGTAAAAATAATGGGCAAGAATAAACACGTAGACCTTTTTAAAGATATGATCCCAGCAGTGGACATGGGATTAAAAGAACTTTGGGATGCTGCTACAGAAGATGGTCGTAAAGAAATCAAAGGCGACTTGTGGAATCTTACACGTTATATTAGTAATGTAAAATCGAGTAATCGAGAATTACAAGAACATTTTGTATTAACCGTAAATGAATTTTATAACAAGAATTGGGCAGGAATACAAAAACATCCTAAACTTTTATGGCAGTCTTTGTGTTTATGCTCTCACGAAACTAAGAAAACATATTTTCACGAATGGCTTCCTTTAAAACGTGAGAAAAACAAAAAAGAAGAGTTTTTAGCAAATTTATTTCCAAACATGAAATGGTCGGATGTCGAGACTCTTGCCATGATATCTACCGATAAAGAAATTAAGGAATATTGTGCGTCACTTGGTTGGGATAAAAAAGAAATCAATGCAATCAAATTTTAAATGCGAGCATTGCGGTAAGGAATTTGTCAAAGAAAAAACTTTGACCGTGCATATTTGTGAACAAAAACGTCGATACCTAGCCAAAAATGAAAAACATGTTCAGGCAGGACTTTTAACATTTCAGAAATTTTATGAATTGTCTAGCAAAGGAAAAGTTCAAAAAACCTTTGACGAATTTGCATCAAGTCCTTATTACACAGCATTTGTAAAATTTGGAAGTTTTTTAGTTAACACCGCCCCCATTTATCCGGAAATGTTTATAGACTACGTTTTACGAAGTGGGGTGAAATTAGACCACTGGTGTAGAGATGAATTGTACGAAACTTATATCACCGAGATGATTAAGAAAGAACCTGCAGACGGAGCAATTCAAAGAACTATATCAACTATGATGGATTGGGGTGAAAAAAACAATGCTCCGTGGGAACATTATTTTGCATTTGTTAATTTAAATAGAGCTGCTCACGATATTCGAGAAGGATTAATTAGTCCATGGATATTGTTAAATAGCAAGTCTGGTAAAGACATGCTTACACGCATGAACGACGAGCAGTTAGAAATAGTTGGTCCAGTTATTGATCCTCAGTTCTGGCTTAGACGTTTTAAATCACTGCCCGCCGATATTGAATTAGTTAAAGATGTCATCAAGGAGGCGAAGATACAATAATGCCAAAACGACAAAAAGAAGAGATAGTAGAAGAAGAACTTAAAGAAAACGAGGAATTTATTTCAAGGGATGACATTGATATTGAGGTAGTGGTTGGTTCTGATTCGCCCGATGTTTATGTTAAATTTAGCGGGTTTGACGACGAAGAAGATGCCGAAGAATATGCACAATTCTTAGCAGACACACTACCTTTATTATTATTTGAAAGCACTAGGTTGCAGTAATGCCAGATATCGATATAGACTTTGTTAACAGAGACGAGGCTCTTAAATTTTTTAAGACTACATCTGCAAGTAGACTTGAAGATACTAAATTAGTCAAACATAATACAGGAATATACCTACACGATGTTCCTGTTGATGCCGTTTCTGGACTTTGTTCTATTCCTTACGATCAGGCAGAGGATTTAGGTTATTTTAAGATAGATTTTTTAAATGTTCACATATACAAAGGTGTACGTAATGAAGAACATCTTATCCAACTAATGAATACGGAGCCACTATGGGATCTTTTAGAGCAAGACGATTTCGTCAACTTACTCTTTCACGTAAACGGGCATGGTTCTATATTAAGACAAATGAAGCCAAAGAGTGTGGAACAACTGGCGGCCATTCTAGCAATGATACGCCCAGCGAAACGTTATCTGATTGGCAAAGATTGGACTACGGTGATGACGGAAGTATGGACGAAACCGGAGAATGACGAATACTATTTTAAGAAAAGCCATGCTACAGCATATGCCATGGCTATTGTTGTTCAGATGAATCTAATCTGCGAAGGTGTTAGTTACGGATTTAGTTAAGTACTTCGCCTAACTAGTGTAATTGATTTACGCTTAATTCTTTTTGTGATAATATCATTTAAACTAGTACACGGTCCAAACATTACCCTTACATCTTTAGTTGCAAAATTTTTAATAGCGTATCTAAATACCTGTATTTCTTTAGCTAGGAATATGTTGATAGGAATTTGTCTATTTGATTCCCACCACCATGCTTCTCCAAGCTCTAAAAACTTAGATTTTTCTTCTTCGCTCCGTAATGCTACGTAATCGTAAAAGCTGGTTACCTGCGCATCCTGATTAATGATAATACCCACGTATTCTTGATTTACGTGGTTTATAACACTTATAAAAGGAAAGTTTTGTTGTAAATTTTCTGTTATTCTCATACTAAATATGCTAAAGGGCTCACTAGTGTATGCAACTAAATCCAGTTTATTTATATCCAAATAGAATCGATGTCTATACAAATGTTCCCGGATCTTGGACAACAGAGAGGTATCGTAGAGTGTATAATAGAAATATAAAAATTTATCGCGGTATTGATAATCCTATAGATATACAGGTTAGAAATTCAGACGAAAAAGCAATTGATTTAACAAACAAAAACTATTCATTTGTTTTTAATCTTGTTAATCGTGAAAATCGAGAACTTGTATTATCCAAAGATTGTACCGTAGTTACGCTGTCGTCTGGTAAACTCAATGTCGAGTTAACCGCCAGCGAACTTTATGATTTACGACCTGGTTTTTATCAATATAGCATCTATAAAGAAGAACGTACTTTAGATAGTGCAGATACAACCAAATACGTTGCCAAAAAAACTCCGGTATACATTGATAGCCAATACGGCACCGAAGCTGTTATTGAGATTAAAGGAGATGCCCAAGGCGATCCGTTAGATAGTATTGAAATAACAAAGTTTTTATTATTACAGCCTAGCGTAACAGGTGACACCGGAAATCCAATTTATTATAGCAGTTTAATTGACGCTAGTTATGAATTATCAACATCAAAAAGCACACATACCTTTGCTTTTTATATGACCAATTATTCCGGCGAAGTTACTATAGAAGGTAGTATGTTTGAAGGTGGAACTCCAACATCCTGGACCACATTGGACACACTGACCTTTACCACTAATAATCTTTCCTATTCAAATATTGAAGGAAAATGGAAATGGTTAAGAGTCAAACACAAACCGGCAATTCCTAATACAGGAACATTTGACAAGATACTATACAGATAGTATAATAAGTTTATGACTATGGTCGTAGACTTATTTCGTAGATTGCTTCCTGTTAAAACTAAACCGAGCCCTTCTGGTTGGCTCAGTTTCAACGCACCTTGTTGCCAGCATCGCGGACATAGTCCGGATACTCGTAAACGGGCAGGCGTTCGCTTCGACGGTAACGGAATAGTCTATAACTGCTTTAACTGCAAATTTACCACCGGATGGCAACCAGGAAGTCCAATTGGCGAAAAAATGAAAACGTTGGTTCGATGGATGGGCGCCAGCGATGATATAGTTAAAGAAATGATCTTTGAAGCTCTTAAAACAGAAAGCGAAGAGTACAAGCCTGAACAATACCAACCTAAAGTAGACTTTACAGAAAAAGAGCTTCCAGAAGGCGCAATGCCAATAGCCAAATGGCTTGACATGTATGACGACATGACTGCTCTTTGGTTAGATCCTGTTATAGAATACATATCTTTGAGAGGATTTGATCCATTAGATAATCATTTTTATTGGAGTCCTGCTGCCGGTTACGAAACTCGAGTCATTATTCCGTTTTTCTATCAAGGAAAAATCGTTGGCAATACTGCCAGAAAAGTCACCGACGGAAAACCAAAATATCTATCAGATCAACATCCGTTTTTTGTCTTTAATGTTGACGAACAATCTGAAGATCACAAATATGTATTTGTATGCGAAGGACCATTTGATGCATTAGCTGTAGGCGGTGTTGCACTTCTCACTAATGAAGTTTCTGAACAACAAAGTAGGATAATTAATAGTCTAGGCAAGGAAGTTATTGTGATTCCTGACCAAGACAAAGCAGGTTTAATTTTGATAGAACAGGCCAAAGAATTAGGATGGAAGGTAGCTTTTCCAACGTGGGACAATGATGTAAAAGATACTGCCGATGCAGTACAAAAATATGGAAAATTATTTGTCATTGTCGATGCTATTAAAACAGCACAAGAAGGTCCTATTAAAATTGAAATTGCTAAACGTAACCTTCAAACTAAATTAGAGATATTAAAAAATGCTGAAAACAATAATTGATTTTATTACATTTCCCTGGAGGAAATATCAAGAACACAAGGCATGGAAAAAACGTCTTGCTGAACTGAGAAAACGTGATCCGTTTATCTACAAATGATTAATTGGGGAATTAACGCACTCAATCACGGCTCGAGTCTAGCCGTGTTTAAAAATAACGAATTTGTTTCGAACACATTCGATAAATCTGATACACTAGAAAGTAGCACTATCAGGAAGGCTCTTGATGTAGGGACTCCGGATAATATTTTTTGGTATGAACGCCCCTGGGTTAAGAAAACACGCCAGGCCTATGCAGGTCAATGGAATAGAGTGTTTGATTTTTCTGCATTACCATCAAATTATATTAGACAAATTAGAGCCGACTATGCAAAGATTCATTATACCCCACATCATGCTAGCCATGCTGCTGCCGGATATTATACCAGTCCCTTTAATCATTGTGCAATTGTAGTCCTTGATGCTATAGGTGAGTGGGAATGTGCTAGTATCTGGGAAGGTAAGCACGGAGAAATTAAAAAAGTTTGGCATAAAGATTATCCTAATAGCCTAGGATTATTTTATTCTGCATTCACAGAACTTATTGGTTACAAACCGGTTCAAGATGAATTTTTATTACAACAAGATTCCGATAAGGGAGATCCTAACAAATATTATTTTGCTGTAAAAGAATATATGGGAACTTTAGTAACTGCATATAAAAACATGCATAAAGGTATTTGGGATTGGCCGTTTGAAGTTACAGAAGAAAACAAATATCACATAGCTGCCGCTGTTCAAGAAGTGTTTACTGAACAAGTTGATATGGTTATGAAAAAAGCCAAAGATCTAACAGGTACTGATTGTCTAGTATACATGGGCGGTTGCGCGATGAATAGTAAAACAAATAAATCAGTAGTAGAGCCAAAGTTTAACTATATTTGGAGCCTGCCACAACCTGGTGATCCTAGTAGTAGTATCGGTGCTGTATTATATCATACCAAGCAACGAGTCTGGAATGCTAACCTTGGGGTTGTAAAACACATAGAGGTTCGTGTATAATAAAGTTATGAAATATGTTAGTGGAACACAATGGCTTGTTGATTCATTTTATCCCAATTACAAAGAACTATTTGTATTAACAACAGATTTAGATGAAACAAAAGAATATAGCAAAGAAACCGTAGCAGTCAATGCCAGGCAGTATCCACTTTGGTGCGATAATAAATTATCAGAAACATTTTATCATAGGCAATTTTCAGGCAATTTTAAACCACATAATAATTGGCAAAACATTCAGGAAAAACTTTTTGAATGGACTAAAAAGACATTATTTGATCACGAGTTGAATTTAAATATTCAGCCAACTATTGCGTGGTATATGGACTATCAAGAAAACGGATGGCAAAGTATGCATAATCATGATAGCGATTGTGTTACGCAGGTCATTTATCTTGATAATTTATATCATTATAAACCGCAAGATCCGCCAAAAGAATCAGCGTGGGGTTCTATTTTTGCTGTAATAGCAGGTGGTGAGGAAACGATTTATAAAACATTAATGCCTAAAGAAGGGCGTTGTATTTTAATGACAGGAAGTGTCTTACATGGTGTATATCCGGTAAAGTCAACACCGAGACGATGCATTGTTGTAGATTATAAAATTATAAGATGATAAAAACATACGATTACGAAGTACAAAAATTATATCTCGAGTTGATGCTTGCAGATGCAGAAGTATTTGTTCGTTGTCAAGGTATCTTTGATCACACATTGTTTGATCGAAAGTTACAAGATGCAGCAGAATTTATCAATGTGTATGCAAAAGAATATGCTGTATTGCCTGACTATGAAATGGTTAATGCAAGTTGCAGGATAGATCTTAAAAAACCTGAAGATATAAAAGAAGGTCACAACGAATGGCTAATGGATGAATTCGAGTCTTTTACTAGGCACAAGGCGCTTGAACGTGCAATCATTGACTCAGCAGATTTATTAGAAAAGAAAGACTACGGTCAGGTTGAAACGAAGATTAAAGAAGCAGTTCAAATATCTTTAACTAAAGATATGGGCACTGATTATTTTGCAGACCCGAGAGCTCGTTTATTAAAAATTAAAGATAAGAACGGACAAATTAGCACAGGTTGGCCAAGTCTTGATCGTAAATTGTTTGGTGGAATGAACCGCGGAGAGTTGAATATTTTTGCCGGTGGTTCGGGTGCAGGTAAATCTTTGTTCTTGGCAAACTTAGGTGTTAATTGGTGTTTGCAAGGACTTAACGTCGTGTACCTAACATTAGAACTTTCGGAAGATTTAGTTGCTATGCGTATTGATGCAATGACAACTGGAATTCCAACAAAAGAAATTTTTAAAGATCTTGACGATGTTGAAATGAAAGTTAAGATCATTGGAAAGAAATCTGGAGCATTGCAAATCAAATATATGCCTTCTGGTAAAACTGCAAACGATCTGAGAGCATATCTAAAAGAATTTGAAATTAAAACAGGCAGAAAAGTTGATGTATTGTTAGTTGACTATCTAGACTTATTAATGCCTATGAGTAAGAAAATTAGTCCAGCAGATTTGTTTATTAAAGACAAATATGTATCGGAAGAATTGCGTAATCTAGCAGTAGAAAAGAATTGTATACTTGTAACTGCGAGTCAGTTGAATCGTGGCGCTGTTGAAGAAGTAGAATTTGATCATTCACATATTTCAGGTGGTTTAAGTAAAATTCAAACCGCAGATAATGTGTTTGGTATTTTTACATCACGTGCTATGCGTGAACGTGGACGCTATCAAATTCAACTTATGAAAACACGTAGTTCTAGCGGTGTTGGTATGAAGGTAGATTTAGAATTTAATCTAGAAAGTTTAAAGATTTCTGATCTACCAGAAGACGAACAAGAACACGCAGGGGCAAGTAGAGGAAGTTCTAGTATTATCGAATCTATCAAATCAAGAACAACCGTACAAGCACCAAAGAACGTAGATAGTGATGGAGTTATTACAGATCCTACACAAGGTGCAAGTTTGGGTAAAGTAAGAGCTAATGTCGAATCTACAAAATTGCGTGAGATTTTAAATTCGATGAGCTCTGAAGATGAAACATACTAAAGTTACTCTAGCAGAGTGGTCGTCCCCAGATATTGAAGTTGTTGGCAACATTGATATAGATTGGCCTAAAATACAAAAGCTGATTGGTGTAGATCATTTAGAATGGATTTTAGCTCAGCCCAAAACAAAGTGTCAATTAGTTGTTGAAAAAATAGCTGAAAATCTTGCACTTGTAGTAGAATTTTACGATTCTAAAATAGAAGTAGAGTATCACCTAAGATGGGCTAAATAGTGTATTAATCGGATTTACACTATGCGAGCACAAGAATTTATTACAGAAGCTATAAAACAACGTTTAGACGCTAAATGTTGGAAAGGCAAGCACAAAGAGGGCACCAAAATTAAAGGTGGTGTTCGTGTTAATAATTGCGTTCCTAACGAAAGTGTCGATGAAGCAGGTAGCCCGGCACAACAGGCAGCTATTGCTGTCAATATGAAAAAGCAAGGCAAAAAACCTAAAAATGAAAGTCTAGAACAAGAATTTGATTTAATCGAATCTATCATTTCTAGAATTGCAGAACATAATCAAGTTGATGTTGATCTAGTATGGGAAGATTTAGAATCTCTAACTGATGACGAATTATATGTGTTTGCAGTTACACAACCTGTATTAGAAGATTGGCAAAAAGTCAACAAGAAAGACAAAACCGATGGCATGAGCAAAAAAGCTGTTAATGCTTATCGTAGAGAACATCCAGGCAGCAAATTAAAAACTGCTGTAACTACCAAACCAAGTAAACTTAAAAAAGGTTCTAAGGCCAGCAAACGTCGTAAGAGCTATTGCTCAAGATCAGCCGGTCAAAAGAAAATGCATCACATTGATTGTTCGAAAACTCCAGATAAGGCAATCTGTAAAGCACGTAGACGTTGGAACTGCTAATGAGAGCTAAAGAATTTATTCAAGAGTCTAGAGAGAATGGCATGGAAGACGATGTCGCGGAAGCGATTCCAAGCGCATTTGTTATTCCTGCTCTACCTAATCAAGACCCATATAAGCAATACCGATTTGGTGTTGCTTTAGCAAATGCTCGAGCAAATAAAGCCAAAGACGACGTTATTAAAAGAGATACGTTTCAAGCAAAAAGTCCTTGGGGTGAAAACGCTATTGTTATTAGTTATACTAACACAACCAAAGATATTATTGATGATGCATTAAATCAAATTGGTTTAAGTTCTAGTGCTAAAAAACAAATTACATCAACAGGTAGTCATGAAACCAAAGACGTCAATAAGAGCAGTCCTGTTGCAACAAAAAAACGTAATCGATTTGGAGTTTAAATGAAGTTACGTGAGTTTACAGCATCTTCTGTTGTTACGGTCAATAAAAGATTAAATCCTAGAATATGGGACGGTGATTCATTAGATCTAGAAGTTGAAGCCAAACTAATGGACATTGCCAAAGCCTTTGTAGATTTTGTTGGAGTGGATCTAGATATTGTTGATTATACCATAACAGGATCTAATGCAAATTATACCTGGACTAAACATTCTGACCTAGATCTTCATGTCATTGTCAAAGGTTCTCCAACGGACGACGAACGAGAATTATACAGCGCCAAAAAGGCACTTTGGGCAGAACAACACACTATCACTATCAAAGGTCTTCCAGTTGAATGTTATGTTCAAGGAGAAGATGAGCCGCACCACAGCACAGGAGTGTATAGCATAGCTAAAGGTCAATGGCTGGTAGAACCAAAGAAGGTCAAGCCGGAAGTAGACGATGCTGCCGTGGAAGCAAAGAAAGATGGTATAATGAAAGCCATTGAAGAAGCGATGGTTTCTAAGGATCTAGAAAAACTTAGAGCAGTAAAAGAAAAAATTACTACTATGAGAAAGGCCGGACTTGAGCGTGCCGGAGAATGGTCTGTGGAAAATCTAGTTTTTAAGATTCTACGTAACCTAGGTCTTATTGACGAGATTACTGAAAAGATTCGTGAATTAGAAGATCAAGAACTTAGTCTAGAACAGACTAACAATATTCTGTATTAAAACTAACCGTAATTCTACTATCGGTTTGATTATTATCGGTTCCGTGTTCTATCCAGCTAGGAAATAAAATTAGCTGACCTGTACAACATTCCATTTCAATAAAATTAGCATTAACAGCATTGTGATTTACAATCTGTTCGTACATACGAAGTTGTGCCAAAGGACTGAATAATTTTAGTCCCACACTACCGGGATCTGCATGAACATAGAATGCTCCTGACACAACACTTAATTCATGTCTATGAGTTTCTACACGTTGATGTTGACCTAGTTTATTAAACCAACTATTGGTTATTTTAACTGGTGCTATACCAAGTTCAATGATATATGCATCAACAGCGGCCTGTAGTTTTTGTCGTATGCCTTTGAGAATAAAATTATCAAAAAGACTACGGCCTACACCGTAACTGCTTTCTGCCCAGCCTACTAGTCTATGTGGTTCTGTTTTTTGTTTAGAAACAAAATCAGCAAGGACATGAAAATCTGGGTCCTTGCTGAAATCGTATTCCCTAACTATTGTAGGGAATAAAACATATTCGTTCAATCTTTTCTACCGCCAAATAGTTGTAGAAGATTTAGGAAAAGATTAATAAAATCAAGATACAGAGTTAGTGCGCCAACAATTTCAGCATTGCCTTCCGCTGTATCATAGCTGACCATTTCTCGAATCTTTTGTGTGTCGTAGGCAGTAAGGCCTAGAAAGATAATAACAGCAATAGCCGAAATAACCATTTGCATTAAGGTGCTGCCAATAAAGATATTGATTAGACTAGCAATGATAATGGCAATTAGGCCTATGAACATAAACTGGCCTAGGCTATCTAAACTCTTCTTGGTAAAATAACCATAAAAGCTCATAACGCCAAACAATACTGCGGCACTCATAAAAGCTGAAAAAATACTGCCCATAGTGTAGACAGCAAAGATAGTAGCAAAGCTCAAGCCCATTAGCGCGGCAAAGCCATGTAGAGCTAGTTGTGCTGTGCCCTTGCTCATAGAATCCATATTCATACTAAGAGCAATAATAGCTACCAGCGGTGCAAATATAACAATCCATTTTATAAAGCCTGTAAAGAAAAAGGCCAATAGTGCAGGATTGGTTCCTACAAACAATGAAACGATCATACTGGTCAATACTGCTAGACCCATGTGTTTATAAACACTGGCCATGGCACTATTGATAGCTTCAGCTGAACGATAAGTTGTAATTGAATCAAACATTGTGGTCTCCTTGTCTATGTATTATACTAAGATTAACAGCAGGTGTCAAGCATCATCCTGTCCGGTTTGGATATTAACTCTGGTTTTCCACGGCAGTATTGGACCACGGCTCTTTTTGAGCTTTTCACGATTTTTTAGAAACGTAGGATAATCCAATTCTCGTTGAACAAAGTCTAGGTCATCAAGAGTATTGTTTTTAAGCAGACCTTGAATAAACCCTGTGGTAAGATCTAACTCTGCGCCTTTGGTTAGGGTGTCAAAGACCTTTTGAGCTAGGATGGTGTGATTGGATCTACACAGATGATTGTACCTGCTGTCTAGTCCTTTCCAAAAATCCGAACGAATATCTATGTCTATGTCCTCAAACTCATAACGTTGTATGTTCATTAGATCACCCTGAGCAATCTTAAGATCTGGCCACGTATTGGCCTGTCCAAATTCCTGTGTAAAACATTTCATAATCACAGGCGGCCTTAGACCCTTAAGTCTAGTCATATAGGCCAAATAGGCCAAACGATTTTGAACTGCTATTAGATCTAAACTAGGACGTTGCATGTATTTGATAAACAGCTCTACGGTCTTGGCCTGCTCTCGAGTGACCCAACGATCTAGATCAATTAGATTAGCATTGGCAATTTCAGGGCTGTTTTCAAAGAACCACTGACGGCTAGGATGAGTTAGAGCTATGACCACATAGTCATGTTCTGTGATTGTATGTTCGTACCAATTTTGAAGACTCAGCCAATTCCAATCTTGAGCACAGCCCATAAGGCTGTTATTGACCACCTGTAGGGTCTGTCCTAATTCCTGACCCAACAGGTCAGCTAAGAGCAGTCCCCAATTTTTCACTGGATCAGGATCTTTGGGAAATATGGCAAAGCTATCGCCGGTAATGAATAATCTCGGTTCTGTCATAAGCATACTTATCTGGTAAAACATTATCTGCTAGTTTTATTGACAAGATGATAAGTAATGTTATATAATCATTAACATCATGCTAGAAAAAATCACCACCATCAACGAAGAACTATTGAGCCTACTCAAAGACGATCCTGTGCGTCCAGAAATTCCTGCGGACTTTCGAGTTGACGAACACGGCAAGGTCTATGTACTCAAAGATGAAGAAAACCGTCCTTTGGCTGTGACCTGTGTTAAGTTTCTAGCAGACATTCCTAAGAATGTTGATGATCTAGCCAATCTAGCAGTAAACTCTACCACTGCTGTGTTCTATACCATTTGGAGCTATGCCGCAGGTGCAGGTCGTGAGTTGATCACACAAGCACAGGCAGACATCAAAGAAAACAGCCCCGAAGTCAAGACCTTTGTTACTCTAAGTCCAAAGACAGAAATGGCCCGACGTTTTCATCATAAAAACGGGGCCGAGACATTTAGGGAAAATGAAGATTCAGTGAACTATATGTATCACTGACCGGGCTTGTTGCCCACGGTGTAGATTTCTACTTCGCCCACCCAAGTTTCGCGACTGCGTGAACTTTGACGCTGAGCTAGATCTTGAGCGTGTTCTAGAGCCATATCATAGTTTGTGACGGTGGCTCCATCTAGAAATTGTTTTTGTATTCTGACACCTGTTCTAGTGTTACGTGCCATGATTTTATAGGCCTGTGGCATGATTGCTCCTGTTTCGAATATTTATCAAGATCGGCGAAGCCGCAGCGCAATTTTTTAGCGCGAAGCGCCAAGCGCAAGATTTTTTAGTCGAATAAGGTCAGCATAATTCTTGAGTGTTCAGGGTATTTGATCAACCATATACTAGAGTAACGAGCATCCCTAAACAAGAGCCACCAATCTGTAGGTATAGCAGAGTTATAAGCATCTGTGTGCGCATAACTACGAGGCCAATAGTGTACTAGATCCCGCCAGGATTGTAGTAGGTCCTCTTGCTCACGAACAAAAGGTTCAAGATACACTAGAAGCATATCTTGTATTTACGACATTATTCTTGTATTCTGTAGTTTAGGGTCAAAACCAAGCGATTTTCGTGATCTACGGGAGTAGTGCTGCTGTGAAAATGTTCGCCGTCAAAGTCCATCCAAAGGTTAGCCCTAGGCTGTTGACTAGCCAACAGAGTATACGCACCATCAAGTTGTTCTGTTTTCTCTGCGTAGATAGTAGTAGGGCCGTCAGCGGTAATAGGGTAATATATGCCCGTACGATGCGGTCCTTGAAAATCTTGATGCGGTGTATGCTCCACAGCATAGGGTGTACGAGTACAAAAGCCCAGTCTAACACGAGCAATTTCTGCTAGTCGTTCACCGTGATGATCACAGGCAGCTAAGAGTATCTGTAGACTAAGATCCCATAAGGGACTAATGGGTTCTCCATTTTTATAGATCAAATGACTAAAGCTGCCTGCATACTGCATTTGATCTTTTTCACAGCTGGTCACGGGCATGTAGTACCAGTGTATGCCTAGATCCGTAAAACGTGATTGTGCATATTCAAATGTGCTGGGGCCTAATAAATTAGGTATTATTCTAGGTTCAGTCATAGCGACTCCGTGAAAGTGGTTATGGGAAAAGCACTGGGAAATCTCAATAAAAACTCTAGGTGTAGACTAGAGTTTTCAACTAGGTGTACACGAGTACGATTAAGATGTATTTCGTGGCTGAGATTGTGTGCTTGTATAAATTCCGCAAACTTCAAAAAATCAGGATCCCGTGTGAGTACAGCGTATTCTATCATAGTTTAGGATGTATAACAGGATCGGGCTTGAACTCCCATGAGCTCTTTTGATTCAACAAGGGATCAGCGACAAATTCGGGCCTACGAGCAAGTATGGTCCATGGGTAAAATGGCAGACTACTACGCCAATGTGGGCCAATATAATTATGTGAGTGTTGCATAGGCTAGATAACAAATAACTAGAATTGTGCTGATAAAAATAACAAAACGTTGAAAATCATACTGGTCTTCAGTGGGCACAGGATACCAACAATCGTCAGTGGCTGAGTACTCATAGAGTCGCCCGTTACGTTCAATTTGATCTTTCATGAGTGTATTTACAGCAAAATGGGTCTACAGGGGAAAAAATTGGCCGCGCAAAATTTTTAAGGGCAGTACTTTTCTTTTCAGGGTGGTGATTTGCTACCCCTTACTAGCTTGTTAGTACTTACTAACATATGTTACCCCTCACCACCGACCACCGACCGACCATCAACACCGATCGGTCATACCAGGTCTCCTCACTCGGTCACCACCACCACAGACTCTGAGGGCTTCATGCTGCCAATTTGGAATCTGTTCGTGAAGGTAACGACCTTGATCCTGCCTAGGATCCCACGCAGCATCACGTGGATCCCTAAAGGCTGTGCAGGCTGTTAAGCTAGCGGCTAGCAATACTATGAATAAGCGCACGAACATCTTCAGTGATCTCCATATGTTGGTCCATGACTGCTGCTATCATTAGATCGTGTATGACCACAGCGTCCTTCTTATACTCTGCGGGCAGGTTATTGATCAAGCGTTGAACATCCTCTTGTGATTCACAGCTCCAGATCATGTCAGCGATCTGATACTGCTGGCGGGTCAGTCCGTGTAGTTGTATGCTCATTGCATCAATACCTTTATCATGTTAGCCCAAGTGTTTGCAGGTACCTCTAAATGTAAATCCTGGACAGGTACAGGTTTTCTCTGCGTCGTTGACTGAGTAGACTTGGCCTTTTGAGCCTTGGACAGATCTTGTGTCATTAGTTGCCTTTACTTTGAATAAGTTGATGTTACCCTTAACGAACTGCCTACCACGCTTATCAAAGCCCTTGATACCGCTTTTGAAATAGACGGGCGTAGTTTCGTTGACCTTTACATAGGCTACTAGGGTAGTACCGTCTAGTAGATATGTGTGCGCGGGGAACTGGCCCCCAGTTGTTTCAACTAGGGCTTCCATATTAGTCCTCGGCTTGCCTAAGCATGAGCACACCACAGCCCATACAGCCTAGGCCAGTGATGGCCACTGCTAGACCTTGTAGAAGTTCTAGGTTAGAGATGCTGGCTTCTACACCACCTGTGCCCAACATTGTGATTAGTAGTCCTACTACAAATACAAACATTGCCTGTGCTTGTGTAACCATTTTCTGCTCCTAGTTGTTTAGCGTATGTGTTAATTGTATAGCCAAAGTGCCTGAGTGTCAATCAAAATAACGAAATAACCCTGCGGCACACACGGCTATTCCTGCGAAGTTAACGATCATCTGTGGCTTATTTGCCACACGATACGACCACGCAAAATAGCATAGACCTCCCAGTAATCCTAAGAGGATATTCAGCGGATATCGCTCAGGAAAGAAGCTCATCACAATATACATAGAGATCAGAGCGGCTGTGCCCAGCCATTGTAGGCCATGATTAATCATAGTTCTTTTTGTCTCCATAACGCTCGTTGTAGTCGTAGCCTGCCAAGTATTCGGCCACGGATGCAGCATCGTTGACCGAGACTCGGCGGCCGGAATCGCCTCCCACTCCACCGTAGTGAGGTTGACGTGGACGGCCGTAGTAGGAATCTGCTGAGCCACGATCATACAAGCAACCATGGGTTCCACGGATGAACTGCCAACCCTTTAGGGCATTTACAACACGTTGTTTTTCTGTTATCATTTCACGCTCCTTACTATACCTATAGTATAGCACCAAAAGGCCCAAAGGTCAACCAAAAAGAAAGACCCTTTAGCTCTGCGGGTTATTCTTAACAAACTGCCACATCTTAAACGCTTCCCCACGCAGACCCATTAAGATCCCTTCGTAGTCTGCATAGGAGCAGCAGGCCCAAGTGCTCTGAGGACGATAGATCCAGTCCTCATAGATTCGTTCTGTGTTGTGCTGCGTGACGATACTCTTGGCTGTACGGGCCAGCTTGTAATACTTTTGCATGTGCCCCGTACGAGCATCGTAGACTACCCATCCCATTAACAAACCTCTTTGAATACTCTGTAACCTCGACCCTGAAGCACACGGATCGCAGCCTGTACTTCTTGATGGTTCTTTTCTTCCCAATCCAACATCTCTTTGGCACCTTTGATAGTGTCTTCGTCGCAGGTGTTACCTGTAGCAAAGTGAGTGTAGAAGTAGTAGCGGCCTTCGTCACCCTGTACTGCCTGGATAGAGCCAATGTTCTTGTAGATCTGTGTGTCTTTGCTTTTCATTTTAGGCTTTCTAGAATTAGTTGATCTTTTCGTAGCTTGCTCGGAAGTAGCATTCGCTATCACCCGAGGCGTATTCTAGGCAGAACTGCTTGGCTTCTTCTTCTGTGTCAAAGAACACCACACCCATGTCCCTTTGACCATAGCCTCTTTCATACTCTGTGCATTGAACTCTGTATAGGCTTTTGACTTCTACTCTCATACACTTCTCCTTCTGTGTAAGTGTATTATATGTCCAAAGTGCCAAAAGGTCAAGAAAAAGCCCTACGGAGTGTAGGGCTTTTGTTGTTTAAATTGCTTCAAAAGCCTTAAGGGCTTCTTGTGCGCTCTCGTCCAAATAGACAGCGTCCATAGCCCGTTGCTTCTCAGCGGCTACCAACTTGCGATATGCTTCCAGCTCTGCCTTTTTGGCTTCCATAGCAGGCCACTCCACGTCCGTAGGGTTGAGGTAAGGACCCGTATAGTCCACCTTGTCTGCTTTAAGGGTAATCTCGCCGGATTTAATGCCCTCAAACACCATGCCCCAAGTAGGCTGTTCTGGACGGCCACTTGCGCCGTAAAGTTCTACTGCTTTGGCCTGCACTTTTTCTTGTGCTACTTCGTTAAGACGACGGACAAAATACTCACGTGCTTGTGCTTCCATGTTTCGCTCCTAAGTTGTTTGTTGAGCTTGTATTATATGCGATCTAGAGGCTGTTGTCAACCACTTTTTTGAATAACCCTTAGGCTGCTAGGGTTTCTTGTTGTGGAACCCAAAGCCCGTGATAGCCTTCTAAAAGCCCCGTATCTTCCCAACGGCCCGCACTTTCCTGCATGTTCAAGTAAGGATGCTTGCTCTCGACCAGCACGAAGTGATCCACGTAGCTCTTCTCAATGGTATGATAGTCTACAGGAATGTGTACGGTTACATGTCCCAGGGGACCTGGAATGGTTGCTTCAACCAGGGGAGCAAATGTAACATAGATCTCAACCGTGTGCCCTTGATCGATCTGCTGGCGCATGAAGTTCCATACGCAATAGGTCCTGGCGCTCATGCCCTTGGCAAAACCAGTGAAGTAGGCCCCTAAGGTTCCCTTGAGTCCGCCCTTGGCCTGTGAGCCGCCAATCTTCTTGATTTCACCGTTGACTACGATGAAGTAAACACGGCCAACTTCTTGTCGAAACAGCTCGCGAGTCATTGTGGGATCCAATTGGATGTCCAACTTGTCTGCGTGATCTGCCTTGCGGATGATCTGGCCTGCGCGGTATAGGTTCTGGAGTTCTGTAATTTTCATAACTCAATTGTAAGCTCAAACCGCGGTCGTGTCAACCGTTTTGGACTCCATGTATTCACGGCCCTCAACCACGATCAACCTTACATTCTTCATACGCTGCGCCATGGCTTCGATCAGCTGCTCCTTGCTGTTGCCCTGCCCTAGGAACTGATCGTTGTCTTTACGAAACGCATAGAGTGTGTTACTATGCTTCTCAACTTTGATATCGATCTGATCCAGCTCGGGATCATCGGATGATTCTTCTTCTGATCGGTTAAGGAGTGCGAGTAGATCCTGCTGACTCACCCCAAGATCCTTCAGGATGCTGCGTAGTAGGTGCAGATGAAAGATCTTAGATGCCCACCAGCCTGAAAGTAGGCCAAGGCCGTAAAGGATGATCATGGTTACATCAAGGTCGCTCATTAGGTTCTCCTGGGATTCAACAGGGCGGCTGCTTCCTTACGAAGTTTCCCTGCTCTTCGATACATTTCGTCTGCGGTTTCGCTGAGTTCTTCGCTTTTGAGCTGTTGCAGTTTGCCGCCCCCAAACTCGCGATCAATGTAGTATTCAGTTAGGTGGTTCTTGATCATTAGTGTTAGATCTGAACCGGAATCACTGGGACAAATAAAGCGAACTGGACATCGCCCCCATCCACCGTATTCTAGGAACTCTGCGTAGTAGCGCCTATGATCTTTGTTATAAGCATCGAATGCTACCAGAGGTCTTGCAAGGTATTCTAATTTGCTCATGTGTGTATTTAAGCTCCTGTGCTCCAATTCGTTAATACTATTATATGATCAGTTAATCCAGTTGTCAACCGAAGTCAAAAAAAACGCCCTAGTATACGTGTGCATACTAGGGCCCAAGGTTACCGCTACCGGGAGCGAATCGGATTTAAGCGGTAACAGCCTCTGCCTTCGCGGCAGTAGTCTTAACAGCTTTAGGGGCTGGATTCTTCTTCTCAGCGTAGGCGATCGCAGCTTGTACAGCAGCATTGCCTGAGCCGAAACCAACGCTCTTGAGGTGTTGTACAGCCTCAGCCTTGGTCATCTCTGATGGCAGCTCAACGAGCTCAACATCCTTGTGACCGTTCTTTGCCAAGATCTTGATGCGCATAACATCGTTAGCGAAACGAAGCTTGGTCTTACCTTCCAGTGTCGAAACACCAGCAACCGCAAATTTCTTATCTGTAGCCATTTTAAAGTTCTCCAAAAAGTGTGTGTGTTAAAGATATGCCTATTGGGCATGTTAATAATGTAGCATCACTATTCAAGTTTGTCAACCATTTGTTTGTCCAAATTGCGGAATTACTTGAATAGTAACGCTGTCCTTCTCGTCCAAGGCGGCGATGAACTCGTCGTCGTAGACCAGATCCTGCATGGCCAAATCGATCATTTCTTCGACTCGGCCCACGTCTGCCTTGCCGTCCCCGGCGCAGACCACGTGAAAACTGAAGTTAAACTCTCTAGGCATTTTGCCATGACTCCCATTTCAAAACGAACATTGTGTAAGATTCGTCTTTCAAATATATAGCACTCTTAGAATCATCCCAGGCCCATTTTGGTTGGACCCCATCGAATAACTCTGGGCGAGCTAGGTGCAATTCGGCACTCGGACCGAATTGCGTCCACAAGTAGTTGCGAGACTTAATCCAATTCTTTTGATCTGTAAGCCTCGCACCTGCGCCATAACTGATAAACTCGACACGATGGCTAAATCTTCCATAACCATCGTATCTCTTGTCGAGTTTAACAATGTGCATCATTCTGAAACAAGTCCTAGTTTCTTGTTCTGCTCAACACCATCCTTGATCCACTCTGTGAGCTCTTCGTCCTCTTCCTGGAATTCACGGATAGCCTCGGCGATGCAGAATGCTTCGTCCAACTCTGGATAGTTCTGCTCGATCTCATCGGCACTCATGCCTTCTAGGCTAAAGTCCTCGCAGTTGCCATCTTCGTAAATACCAGCAAATGCCATACCGGATTCGTAGAACATTGCGTTCACACGGAAGCCAAGTTGTTCCAACTTCTGATAAGCATTCACGGGTGGTGACCATGCTGAATCAAAAGAAGTGAATAGACTCTTACCGTCTGGGTGGATGTCGCTTTGTCCATCACCGCCTACATCCCATTTGGTTCCCCATTCACCCACGCAGAAGTCATACCAGTTGCTGTAGCCATATTTGGCCACATTGGCTTTCATCTGTGCTTCCAGATCCTTTTGTTTGGCATCATCCCCGTAGGATCCTGCCATGGTCTCTGTGAGTTCTTTGGGCACAGGAATAAACTCCTGCAGGAACTCTCCACGATCAAGTGCTTCTTTAGCACGGGTAATCATTGCTGGATCATCATGCTCCAGCGTCAAGTTGTTGTTGCACCAATTAGGCATATTCGCTCCTTAAGTTAGTGTTAAAATTATACAATCATTTTCTCAAAAGGTCAACCAAATGTGCATTGGCCAAGTTCTGATCTACGCGGTCTTGGAACTCCCTCTCGATCACCACGGCACAGCGTCCGGCGATCTGCTCCATCGTCCTTAAGATCTTGACACGGGCCATCGGAGTTGTCTCTGACGATCCCAATGCATCAACGGCTCGCTTCAGGTATTCAAATTCATTTTGATTCACAGCTGGCTCCTTTCACTATGCCTATAGTTTAACACCAAAAAGCCAAGTTGTCAACCAAAATGATGTACGTTAGCTGTTGATTGTATCGAATGGGCTGTAGGTGCGATCGTGAGCAGCTAGCTCTTTGTCCAACCATTCGCCGATGTCTTCGTTGTAGACTAGGTCGCCCGGGTCTGCAACATCTTCCCAATCAGCATCCTCGTCAATGAGTACACCATCTTCATCATAAAAGGGATCTTCAACGATCATACCAAAAGTCATGTTGTTTCCTTTGATTTTAAGAATGTTACCAATTCATCTTCCACGTCTTCCAGCTCGAAGTTGTCAGTGGCCCAATCAACCCATTCTTCGGTCATTGGGTCCACTTCTCCATTCATGAGCTTTTCACGTGCTTCCTCTTCTGAACCTGCTTCAAGTTCGTAGACTTCGCAGATTATAGAATTGCGCCAGAACGTGTATCTAGGCATTACTTCGCAGCTTCTTTAGATACTTCCTGGACTTTGGCAACCCCATTATCGAAGATCTTAGCGATGCCCGATAATCCTACGGTAGCCACTACGAGACCAAAGATTGTACCTGCGATGAATACTTTCATGATTGCTCCTGTTCTGACATTTGTTTAAGGACTTTGCGATACTTCCAACGTGCCCAAAGCATCTGAGGGATGCCCAAGCGCCAGGCCCACATTAAGTCCATTACTATGAGCCCAAGGACAAATGCAATTACTAGTTCCATTTACCGCCCCTTTCTGTGTCTGTGTATATGTATTATAAGGCCAAATTATCTATCTGTCAACCATAATCTATATACGTGCATACGTGTAGCAGCGGGGCCTTTGGTGGAAGTGTGGCTTTTTAGCCACACCCCCCGGCACTCTCCTAGCCCGCCTCTTTTTCGTAGATCACCGTTTGACCAAAGGGCGCCTCTGCTTGTGTATTGCCCTTAACGATAAAGATTGTGTCGCAGTAGTCCTCAGGACCCCAACTACCACAGGGATAGCCGTCTGTGAACATAATGAACTTCTTAGGGCGAATGTCATTCTCTTCCATGTAGGTAAAGTTGACATCAAAGTCTGTGCCACCGCCACCTTGAGGTTCATACTCAAGCAAGTCATGTGAGTTGTCATGAGTGATCTCTTGTGGGTTATAGATCTCTGTGTCAAAGCACCACAGGTTGATCTTGAAGTCCTCGTATTGGTCCATGATGCCTTTGATCTCCGAAAGGAATGTGCTGGCATCTTCTTCACCAATACTACCACTCATGTCAACAGCAATAGCCACGTCAATGGTAGTTGCTTCTTTCATGCCTGGCAAGATTGCGCCTGAGTGCATACTCTTGCGATTAACACGCTGGAAGGAGTAGTCGTTGCGAACAATGCTTTGGATCTCTTGTTGCACCAACTGACGCCAGTCCATCTTAGGCTCAGTCATAGACTTAATCATACGCATAATGCCTGCAGGAGTCTTGCCTGCACCAGCGGCCGCGGCACTTTGGATCATTGCTTCTTTGATCTCTTGCTTGATGCGTTCTGCTTCTTCTTTGCTAAGGCTAGGCTTGCTCTTACCGTCTTTGGTCTTGTCATCTTCTGAGCCAGCACCCTCTTGTTCCTTAATGTGCTCGTCCAACAGATCGCCCAACTCTTTCATCAGTTGATCCATAGGAATCTTCTCTGCTTTTTCATACAGAATATCGTAGATTTCTTCCCAAGCAAGTCCACGGAACTTAGGATCATAACAGATCTTAACCTCAGTGATCTTCTCACCAATACGCTCGTCTACAAGGATTTGGTTTACAGCAAAGTCCTGTGCGATGTTAGAAAGTTGACGATCACGGCTACCTACACGGCCAAAGTGATCAAACACGCAGTGAAGGATCTCGTGACCAAACAGGAACTCTAGTTTTTTCTCTGAAAGTTTTTCGATGAACTTTGTGTTGTAATAAAAGTCACGGCCATTGGTCGCCGCAGTAGGGCACCAGTCGTCAGCACAGACTAAACGCATACGAGTTGCCATGTTGCCAAAGAACGGTGCTTTGAGCAATAGACCGACCCGTGCAGTAGTTAATTTATCAACGATGTTTGTAGACATTAGTCGCTCTCCTTAGTATGTGTATATTATAGCACCAGGATCCGGGTTTGTCAACCAAAAAGAAACCGGACGATGTTGCGTATTTACAACACCGCCCGGCACTCCAAAAGGTGGGCGGAAGCCCTGGGTGAGCCCCCGCCCGGCGATGGGCGAGGTCTTAATTCTCCATCGCTTTCAAAACATACTTACCAAAACGCTTGTGGAACTCGTCAAAGCTCTTCATCTTTGTAGCGTCCAACGGCAAGTCGTAGTTGGTAAGAGCAGTCTTAGCACCCATGACCACAATCTCAGTTGGGAAATTGTCCATCATGTAGCGGAAGAAGTTGTCTGCCTGAGCATCCCAATCTTTAACCTTTTTCTCTGCACGGTCTTTCAACTCGTAGCACAATGAAACGGTCAAAGAATACATCGCTGACACTTCCTTGATCTGAAGGTCCTTGACCTTGCCAATAAGGATGTCTTCTGCCTTAGGCAATTTGCCAGCAATCTTACGGTGAGCCATAAACTTAACAGCCAAGCCGTCACCAATAGCACCACTTACCAATGTAGACAAAGTATCTTCGTCAACACCGTCATCACCTAACAGGTCGCTGACGAAACTCCAAGAACGAGGAGTAGCAAATGACTTGCTAGGGCTCTTAGGATCGAAGTCATACAAGTCTTGCTTGGCAAAACCCACATAACCTACAACCTCAGGATGCACCTTGTTAAGGGTAGCCCAATCTTGCCAGTCATCAAAGTCCACCTTCATTTCCAAGTGCAGGAAGCGGTTAGCCAACGGAGCAGGCATACGATAGGTAACACCACGGTCACCTTCACGGTTACCAGCGGCGACTACGTCAACACCCTTAGGCAGAACATAGGTACCAACACGACGGTTCAGCACCAACTGATAGGCCGCGGCCTGAACAGCAGGAGGAGCAGAGTTCAATTCATCCAAGAAGATGATAGCAGTGGACTCTGGGTCAATGGGCAGTTCTGCGGGAGGAGCCCAAACCATCTTGCCCTGGTCTGCGTTGTAATACGGAATACCTTTGATGTCGGTGGGTTCCCAAAGTGCTAGGCGCACATCAATAACCTCACGGTTGGAATCATCACCGATCTGCTTCACGAGATCGGACTTACCAATACCTGGAGGGCCCCACAGGAATACAGGACGACGCATTTTAATTGCGTGACGGATTGCTTTTTTGGCACCCTTAGGGCCAACTTGACGGACGGAAACGTCTTGTGCTTTTGCCATTCTAGACCTCGCTAATAAAAAGAGTTAAAACAATTACTTTCCCAGTATCATTATTGTAGCACCTCTTGGTGCAGTTGTCAACCAACTTTTTTAACATAGTTGAGCTGTGTTGTTTTATCGCCACGAACATTCTTGATCTTGCCCTTGATACGGATAGTGCCTTTGACATCATCCTTGTACCAAAAATCAATAAAGCTCTCACCCATACGAGCAGTGATGCGATACTTGTTGTATTCAGGGTTGAATCGTGTGCGGATCACTTCGATCTCCCCTACGATCTCATCACCTACAGCGCCGGAGAGTTGCTCGCTTTGATAGATCTCTCGCTTGAGCTCTGTTTGGGCCTTATCACGACGAGCTACGCTGGGTAAACAGCTGACAACAGCAAAGTCCAACATATCACGGCCAGTGAACTCGTCTTTGGCTGCAATCTTCATAGCTGTGGTCTCAAAGTCATTGATCTTGCCAGTGAGTGCTTTGAGGGTGAATGTTTTGAAATAGTTACGATACTCTTGGCCAAGAGTGATCTCTTCTGCTGTAGGCTGAGCATTCTCTCTGAGCCAGTTCTTGACCAGAACCTTGTTGGCTTGTTTGATCACGTTATTGTAATCGATCCCGTGTGTAGCGGTAGCAGCGAATACAGGCTCTTTGCAGTAGCCGCCATTCTGTGTATCAGCCCTAACAGCTAGGCCCCAAACTTGATCTGCTGTAAATGTGCTCATCATCGCTCCTTAACAATAACTCTATTATACCATCAAACAGCAGTTCTGTCAACCATTTTGGAGAGTGCCGGCCTGTGGCTTTTTTGCAACAAACGGCCAAAAAAATAGGGCCCTTAGGACCCTATTCCAAAACCGCCCCGGGAGCGAATCGGCTTGGTTTTGTGGAGCGACCTATTAAGCCAATGTCATGCCCATGTTACGAGCTAAGTAGCCTAGAGCAACGATCTCGCGTGAAGGACGGCCTAGTTCATACTCAGTAACGGTAACACCATTACCTGCCTTGCGAGAGTTAGCATAAACAGCATAACCAGCTTGGCGGAGACGGCTTGCTTCAGCAGCCAGGTTCTTTACGCCAAAACGCTTCTCAGCTTGGCTTGCAGTTAGTTTGTCACCATTTTGTAGTGCAGTAAAAATCTTAAAAGTCTTTGAGTCTTTAGAGATACGTTTCATGTCTGTGTTTTCCTTTATGTTATATGGCTGTGTTCCACAGCGTGTCAATATAGTAGCATTCTTGTTGTAAAATAGCAACCTCAATCTTTCCGTTTAATGGAAACATTTGCTCGAAAGAATGCGCCGAGCAAGACCACGCTTAACCATGTCCAAAACGTATACGGAATGGCCAACACGGGGAATAGTGTATTCATACTCCAAATTACCAGGATAGGACCTACGGCAAAAAAGAATACGATTACAAGCGCCAGCAGGGCAATTGTAAAGATGTTAGTTTTCATTTTCATACTCCTCAAGCTCTTGTGCTTGTTTAAGTTGTTGAATCTCTTGCTCTATGGCACGTTCACGTCGACGGCCGTTAACTGAAGTGCCTCGAGCATAGACCTTCCAGTAGTGATCAGCGCAGTAGCTAGACCCTTGAACACTAGGACACCCGCAGTAATGAATGGGCCAGTGCTTCAAAGGGTCCTGCTCGGGCCCAATCCAAGTACAGGTCTTAGACGGGCCTTCCATTAGGCACCTCGCTTCATAACGGTAACTTCTGCCATGCTCTTCCAATTTGTAGGAAAGCTCTTGCGCAGGTCTGCTACCTTGAGTACCGTACGCAGGCTCAGCTCACGCATTTGTGCTCGTTTTTCAAGAATGTAATCAATGATCTCATCCTTAACGCAGTCTTCAAACTCGTAGCTGTCCAACATGCCATCTTGGGTGATCTGCTTAATGCGCAAGACCTTTTCGCGATCTGTGTCCATTTGAAGATCAATGTAGTGGCAACGGCTTTCAAGAGCGGCAAGGTGATCCTGCAGTTTCTTAGAACGCACATTCTCAAACTTGATGTTAGTGATAAAGATAGCGCCTGCTTTAAATTCAAAGCGATCTGGCACTCCTTCTGAACGCAGAACACGGCTGTCAGTGTTCCAAGAGATAGTACGCTTCTTGCTAGAGTCCAGAGCAGCCTTCAAAATATTAAGGCTAAGGTCATCCAACAGCACAGAGTCGCAGTCATCAAACACGATAACATTGCCTTTTTCGCTGTAGTGATAGAGCTTGCTGTACAGACCCACTGCTGACATTGCGCCTTTGACAATCTCATATTTGGGCTTGCGCTGACCCATCATATCAAAGAGATCGTCCTTGCTTAGTACTTCTTCTACACCAAAGCTCTTGCCCACGCCTGGAGGGCCTGTGACGATCATAGCTCGCACGGTACCTTCTTTGACTGCTTTGGTCATATCTTTGAGCACGTCAAAACGGTTACGAAGACGTTCGATGATCTGCTCGTCCGTTTCGTGTGCTACGGCATTATCTGAAATTTTAATCTGCTCCAAACTTTTATCACCTGCGGGCATTGCTGGCACTTCACCGGCGACAATCATGTAACTTTGTGCTGAACTGCAACGAATACGGATCTTACGATCTGGAATGCCAGGGTTAGCAGGCTGTACAGAGCCACCTTCTACGGTTACATAACCACCCTGAGCACCTTCTTTGTATTGCTCTACTAGTTCGAAACGGTTACCGGCCATGCTCACATCTGAGCCACGGATCTTATACGAACCCTCACGAATCTCAATTACTGCTGGCATTTTCGCTCCTATGCATTTGTTGAACATACCTCTATTATATTACCAAATGAGGCTGTTGTCAACCCCATTCAGTAATAACCCTTAATCCTCTAGGGTTTCTGCTTCTGCCAGCACCTGCTCAAGTGCGCGGTAGGCTCGGCTGTATTCGGAAACATACCACTGATCGTCCGAACGGAAGATATACTCGTATTCTTCGTACTGGTGGTTGGCCTTGTAGTCCTCAAAGTCCTTGAACACACGAGCTTCACAGCCCGATTCGCCACGATCGCGTCCGTAGGCGTTGCAGACACCCTCAGGGCAGTTGTCCCAATCGTGCGGTTCTCCGATGCTAGGAGCTAAGGAGCTGATATCGCCCAGATACATGAGTGCCAAAACCTTAGCGCGATCACGATAGTGCTCCTGAAGGATCTCTCCGTTGTGATCAAGGTAACCGTCCCAGTGGCAGTAGATCTGCATTACGCGACCGTCGGGTTGCTCCATTGCAATAGTGCTTCGAGTAGCCATTTCACGCTCCTTTGTGTTAATGTGTGTCTATTGTACTATAAACGGGGGCTGTTGTCAACCCCCGTTTTGTGCTTATGCAAACAAGTTAAACTTTGCATCCCACGCAGCAATAAAGCCCTCTCCCACGTCTAAGCTAACGTAGTTGTCTCCCTGCATGCCTTGCTCGCTGTAGTCGCAGTCGTCAGTTAGTTCTTGTGCAATTAAAAAATTGCGCAGTTCTTCAATAAAGTTGCTGTCTGTGTAAATGAGACCGTCTTTGTTAACGTCCCAAAACTTAGTGTTAAAGTAAACACGCAGCTCGCCAAAATCTCTCTCGTCGTTAATGTAGGCAAGTTGCATGTCTACAATGTGTACAGGCTTTGCTACGTTGCTCCACAAGCCGTCGCCTGCTGTGCTAAAAAGTGTCTGCATATCGCGCTCCTTTGTTGCTAAGTCTCTATTGTATGCTCACGCAGCCAATTTGTCAACCTCTACACGCAATAACCCTTCAATAAGGCCGGGTAATTGTCGTTTGGCTTCTTCCTCTGCTTGCCAGATCATCTCGTCAGCCATACCATCACGCAGCACATCGCGAGCATCTTCGTAGAGGAACCCTCCACAGATCTCTGAGCCCAGTTCCAGATCATTGTACATGACGCGAGCTCTGAGCATAAACCAATCCAAATCGCCCCTGTTAACCTTACGTTCCAGGTCCTCTACATCACAGCAGCTTTCATCAAAGAGATCGCGAATAGAGCAGTCTTCCCAGGTCTTGTCCACGATCACGGTTAGACCATTACGCTGCTCGCGCAGCAGTTCGTCCCAGTACCTCATGCGGCCTCCTTGATAGCTTCATCGACTAATTTGTGGCAGGTGTTCAGGGTCAACATCATCACGTGTGCAGCCAGCGCAGCTTCCTGGCCTGTGAACTGATTGATCATATCCTGCAGCTCGTTGAGATCTGCGGGTGTGTGCCAAATGTTGCTAGAAGGGATTGGGTTAGTCATAGGTCGCTCCTTAACGTTGTAAGCCTGTATTATACTGCCAAAATTCCTAGTTGTCAACCCCTACATGCTCCAGTAGGTCTCGCTGGCTGCTGAACAGCAATGTGGGGTATCGTAACGTTCCTGATAGGGCAAGCCCGTCATAAGGTTAGTCTTTGTAACCCAAGTCTCGTGAAACTCTACGATGTAGCGTGGACGACGTGGGTACATGCGCTCCATTTGGGCCCAGCTCACGTCTGTGTAGTCCTGCTTCATTACTAGTACTCGGCCCGCTTTGCAGCGACGATCTATACGATACATTTCTACGGTCAAGTCCATGTTAGTCTCCTCGTGTGTCTGTGTTTAGTGTAGGGCCTACCAGTCTGCGGATTTCTACTTCGCGCTTATGGGCCAGGGCTTTGCCACGAACAATCTCGTGAACAATGATTTCAATTTCTTCTTTGCTGTTGAGCTTGCGTAGAGCTGAGCAAAGCAGCCAATTCTTAGTTTCTGTTTTGGCACGATAGAAGTGCTTGGCAGCACGAGCGCGAACACTCTTATTAATAGTTGATTCAGTCTTGGCTGTGACACCAATGTAGTTCTCACCGTTAACACGTAGTTCATAGATGATGTGATTACGATCTGATCTCTTTGCTCGCATTCGCCGCTCCTTCAACATATGTATATTGTACGATCTCTGCGCCAAAATGTCAACCAATTTTGTCTAAGACCCTAGAGGGCCTAGGGTTATTTGACGTGATCCTCGATTAGCTGCGCGAGTGCAGCAATTGCGTCTTGCTGTTCTTCGTCATCTAAATTTGTGTGCTGCTGTAGCGAGGCTAACGCAGCGTAGAACTTTTGCTGTAGTGCTGTCATTGCTGTCCTTGTTTAAATGCATATTGTACACGATCACAGCCGTTTGGACAAGAAAAAACCCTATAGCTGAGTTGACTATAGGGTTTCTCAAGTGGTGGGCCCCCCGTGAGTCGAACACGGCACCAACGGATTATGAGTCCGCTGCTCTAACCAACATGAGCTAGAGGCCCTAACTGGCCACGCATAAGGGATTCGAACCCCTGACCCACAGCTTAGAAG